TCACTCCGCAGCGCAAGGCAACGCGTAGAGACCTTGCCGCTGCTGAGTGACCACCAACTTTTTATAAGCCATCAACGGAAGGTCAGCTCCAGCTTTTCCCTTGTCACGTGACTTCACCTTGAACACATCGATCGGTTTGTCGCTTTGCAAACCGGCGCGCTCCATGATTCGCTCGGCTCGCATGGGCTCACCCTTGAACGACCAAAGCGAACCAAAAACGGAGGCCTGAGCCTCGGTGAGGTTGATGTGGCCAAGCTCTGGTAACAGCACCGAACGGAAGTCCTTAGCAAAGGGGCCGTAAACCGGTTTAGCGGGCTCACGTTGCGTTTCTGTGGGGCGTTGGCCCTGTGGGGCAATAAATGAGATTCCGCCGCCGTAAAAGGCAAACCGCTCCTGAAGTGGCAGCCAATCAATGTCAGCGGCAAATGGGTGTGCGGTCTGGTCGATAGGTTTGGGCGTGATCACTCGTAACCGAGAGGCGTTGACTCGCAGCGCATCGAGGGTCGCCGGTGCGTGCACCAGGCTGGACAAGTTGCGAGCCAGAATGACTGGCTCTTGTCGTGCATCGCCTAGTCGCCAGACGCCAGGACCGACTTGATCGATTCCATCGCGGCTGTTGATCTCCATTGCCATGCGCAATTTTTGCCGTAGCCAATCCTCGTTGAGCGTGACGGCTGCCATGTCCTGTGGCTCGAGCTGAATCGAACCGCATTCAGGGCATTGGCAAAGTCTGCCCCCCTTGCCATCAGCAACGACCTGCCCCCGATGCAAGTTGCAGTATGGGCAAAGTGCGTATTGCTGATTGACGGCGGCAGGCTTTATAGCGGAGCCTAGCAGTGAGCATGCCGCAAGCTCGTTCGGAGACAGCGCGTACCGAAATACGGGCGTTCCCTCAGCGAACAAGCGGCACACCAATGACCATGCGTGATGCGCAGTCACGCTCACTCCTGGAACGCCGGTTCGGACTGAAATGCGTCCTCACCGGGTTGCTGCTCGTTGGCACTGAGCGTTTGACCCGCATCAAGGATGCCAAGGGTCACGAGGTAGCCCTCCAGTTGAGCTTGCATCTTGGCGTCGAACTTGTGAAGGTTCAGCCGCCCTTTGCGGGTGATCTCGATGGTGATGACCTTGGATCGCATCTTGCCCGGCTGTGGGGGGTAGTACAGATTGATGTGCGCCGAATTGATCTGCCAGTTGCGCTTGAGCGGGTTCTCGCTGGGGAATGCTTCAGCGATCAATTCGGTCACGCACTGTTGGTCGCTTGATGCTGTTGCGGTGCATTCGATCTTGAGATCACCATGTGGGCTGAGCAGGGACAGTGTCTTGACCTGGACAGCCATGAAGCCGTCGGTCGTCAAGGCTTGAGGTACATCGAAACCCAGTCGTAGTGCAGACAGATCAAGGGTGGGCGGTTTGATGCGGTGGGCCTCCACCTTGACGCCCAGCAGGTGCTCTGAGAAGGCCTCGAGCAGCATGGTGTGGTACTTGACTCCGCCTTTGACCAGTGAGCGAGCGACACCGGTCTTGGCTGAATACTCCAGCACCATGTGAATGTTGGGATTGCCGACGCGGCGAGTCAGGTTCGAGCCTTCGAACTCGAGGCGCAACATCGCCAGGTCCTTCACATGAACAGTCAACAGGTAGACATCCGGGGAGCGCTCCAGGACATAAGCCACGCTGCCGTCACCGCACTGCAACTCCCGCTGGTAGAACGCCGAGATGGCCTGCCGCATTCCGAGCAAGGCTGCCTCAGACGTGTCGGGTTTGCGTTTCACCCCAAGTTCATTCTGCTGAGCCTGTGATCCATGGCGTTCGAAGAAGTCAACGTCACCGGCCAGGTCAAAGAGTGCTGGGTAATTCACATACAGCCAGAACGAACGATGGATATCGCTTTGGTTGGAAACGAGCCCCATAAGGGCGACGCCATCCTGCCTTGCAACCTGGAACATCGCTTGTTTACCAGCCGCATCCCCAAGTGCAACACTGGCCATCAATTTGGCAATGAGCGCGTCTCGAGCAATTTCGTCTGGCCATGTCCGGATCGCTTCAATCACGGTCCGGGTGACCTCTTGGCCATCCGACCAAGACAGATCGTCGGGCAACGGCAGACCGTTAGCTGCCAGGAAGTTTTGGAGAGTGTTGTCTACGGGCAGCTCCAGCAGCACATCGACAAAGGTTTTTTTCATTTTCTTGGTCCTTATGGAATGTCGGTGATCTGCGTGCAGGGGATGCTGGCGCTGGCCGACGGGTGGTAAACAAATACCCCGTCAAAGTAAAGTGGCGAGATACAGCGTAATTGTGTCCCGCTTATTTCCGATTGTCAAACTACGTAGAACATCTGGGTGAATGTGTATCTCAGTGCTATACTTTGAGGCTGACTTGATTAAGACAGGAGCTTTTCCATGGCATCGACCCTAGGAGCGCGTTTACGGCGTTTACGAGAGGCCAAAAAGCTGACGTTGCAGCAGGTAGCCGACGCCGTTGGCTGTACCAAGGCGTACATCTGGGAACTGGAAATGAAGGAGGGGCAACGCCCTTCTGCCGAGCGGATTCATCTGCTGGCCAAGGTTCTGGGGGTCACGATGGAGGACCTGATGAACGAATCAAATGAGCAGGTTCCCCAGGCATCCGTTGAAGACGTGGCCTTCTTTCGCCAGTACGCTGGCATGACGGAAGAAGAAAAGCAGCGCTATCAACAAGCCCTCAAACTGATGTTCCCAACTGCGGGGCAAGAGGAAACCATGAGTTGAGTGACAGCGCTCAACTGACACCGAGCAAGGCAGCCAACACCATCCTGCGATGGATTCGCGTGGCCAGTGGGGAGACGGCTGCGTACACAGACCTCGACATGGTTCGAGAGGGGTTGCCTGGCACTCCCTACGGAGAAGGCGTCAAGATCATAAAGCCCCCCATGGCGTCTCCAGTGAGAAGCTCAGAGGGAATGCTGGTGTGCAACCCGAACGATCCAACCGAATGGGGCATCTTCGTTAATGAGGATGCCAGCCCTGAACGTCGTCGCTTCACGATCGCACACGAGCTGGGTCACTTTGTCCTCCACAGAGCCAAGCGGCGCACATTCAACTGCGACAAAGCAGCAGTGCATCTGAGCTTGGAAAGTGCAGGCGTCATCGAGCGCGAGGCGGATGATTTCGCAAGCAACCTTCTGATGCCAGGGGATGTACTGCGTGAGCGGATTACAAGTCAGGACGTTGACCTGCACCTTCTGAGTGGACTTGCGAAGTCATTCGGCGTCTCGTTTGAAGCGTTGTGCATTCGCTTCATCAAGTACACAGAAAAGCGAGCCATCTTGCTGCACTGGGACAACGGGTTTCTCAAATACGAATGGCGCAGCAGAAGTGCTGTACTCAGCAACACACGCATTCGTAGACTGAGCGACCCAGTGGAGCCGTTGCGAGACACCGTAGCTGCCGATGCAAGCATCGCCCAGGAGTGGACTGGTATTGATATGTCTGCTTCCGTCTGGTGCGTTGGGGAGCAGCCGTACATGAAGCTTCAAGAGTTCAAGCACAGCTACGGCGTGCGTGACCGTGTTCTGACATTGCTGATACTTGAAGATGCCGAGCCCCGCCGATGGGATAACTCTTGGAACGATCAACGCTCATTCGATAGCTATGACAAGTTCATGGGGAACGATCAATGACGACCACTTTGTTCACGTCTAAATCGGGTCAGCAGTACGACATTGATGTCACAGATGGATCGGAAATACTTGTGACAAAAGATGGGAAGAAGTGTGGGTCCATCCTGTTGAGCTACCGAGAGTGTGATGGCGATGATTACTACCACATCACCAATTTAGGGTTAGAGGGGTGCAAGGGGCAAGGCGTGGGGCGTCAATGCTTGAAGATGCACAAGGAAACGTTTGGTTCGCCATTGACCGCTGGCTCTAGCCACAATGGAAAGCAGGACGATGGAAGTCATCTCACGGGTGATGGGCCAGGCTTCATCAAGAAGATGCGCGAAGAAGGAATCGTCTGTCGCGAGCGAAATTACGACGAACCTCGCGATTACGAATTCGAATAACTAGCGGACTTTGCGCGTCCTCCACTCATCTCCACGAAAGTAGTTACTTGGAGGGGGGATGACCCATAGCATGACAAGCGTTTTCTACTGGAACGCTAATCATGCAAAACAACAAACACATCTCAAATTTCGGGGCTGGCCCAGCCCCCAGACACCCGCAGCAAGAAGTCGTTGATCTAATCGCCGTGGCGCTGCTACGGCTGCGCGAAGCCGAGGCCTCGGCGCGGAATCCTTCACCTATTCGCAACAGTAGGGAGGTTTCACTTGGCTTCGCTGGCCAGAAGAGCGTGAATGCAAACACCGATCACTAACAAGGAGTTTGCATATGACGACACACGCACAACCATCAAAAACCATCTCGGTCGCAGCACAGGTCGGGCAGCTGGCACACCTGTCGATGCGCGAAATCTGGGCTCTATGGGATGAGCACTTTGACGAGAGACCGCAGCACCATCACCGGACTTGGCTTGAGTCCCGACTGGCATACAAGATTCAAGAAAAAGCATTCGGATCTCTCAAGCCAACGACGCGAAGAAAGCTGGAGGAAATCGGCGAAACAGGGCTACTGCCCAAGCGCATGCAAGGTGATGCAGATCGCTTGCTGCCTGGCACGATGCTCACCCGCTTTTATGACGACCAGGAGCATAAAGTCGTTGTGCGTGGCGTGCGCGATTTTGAATATCGGGGGCAGCGCTTTAAAAGCCTGTCGGCGATTGCACGCCTGATCGCGGGGTGCCCTTGGTCGGGACCTGCCTTCTTCGGATTGAAGTCCAACAAGAAGGAGGCTGCATGAGAAACGCACGAACAACAAACGCCGCTACCCCATCATTCATCCCAAAAAAGCGATGCGCCATCTACACGCGCAAGTCGACTGAAGAGGGGCTGGATCAGGAGTACAACAGCCTTGAGGCTCAGCGTGATGCGGGCCTATCGTTTGTGAACAGCCAACGTCATGAAGGCTGGCTGGCGCTGGATGACACATATGACGACGGAGGATTTTCCGGCGGCAACATTGATCGACCAGGGCTCAAGCGTTTGATGCAGGACATTGAAGCCAAGCGCATCGACGTTGTGGTGGTTTACAAGATCGACCGCCTCACGCGTAGCCTTCCAGACTTTGCCAAACTGGTGGAGGTGTTCGACCGCAACAACGTCTCGTTTGTATCAGTCACGCAGCAGTTCAACACGACAACATCGATGGGGCGACTCACGCTCAACATTCTGCTGTCCTTCGCTCAGTTTGAGCGTGAGGTCACGGGTGAGCGCATCAGGGACAAGATTGCCGCCAGCAAAGCCAAGGGCATGTGGATGGGCGGAACGCCTCCACTCGGGTATGACGTCGTTGATCGAAAACTGGTCATCAACGAACGTGAGGCTACGCTGGTGCGAGACATTTTCAGCCGGTACGCAGAGCACGGTTCGGCAGCGCGATTGGTTCGTGAACTGGATATCGAAGGTCACACCACTAAGTCATGGGTGACCCAGTCGGGTCAGCACCGAGAGGGGAGACCCATCGATCAGCAGTATCTGTTTTCCCTTCTGCGCAATCGCATCTACCTTGGGGAAATCAGTCACAAGGGCGAGTTCTATCCCGCGCAGCACGAGCCCATTGTGTCGTCGGAACTATGGGATCGAGTGCATGCATTTGTGAACCGACGCAAGCAAGGGCCGAGAGAGCGCAAGGAGGACTACCCAGCGCTTTTGGGTGGGTTGCTGTTTGCGCCAGACGGGCAACGCATGATCCATCACTACACCAAGAAAAAAAATGGTCGGATGTATCGGTACTACGTGCCGTACTTGGAAAGGCGGCGCTCAGCTGGTGCAACGCAAGACGGGAAAACCAAGAGCCTGGGGGCTTTGCCTGCGGCAGAAATTGAAGGTGTAGTGCTCAACGAGATCGAGCTGGCGCTCATGGAGCCAGAGCCATTGATTGGTGTCTGGCGCGCATGCTTGCGCCACAGCGCAGGAGCAGATCTACAAGAAGAGCAGGTGGTGGTCTCCATGCGACGCATCGCGGATGTGTGGAAACAACTCTTCCCGGCTGAGCAGCAACGCGTTGCACAACTGCTCATTGAGCGCGTGAACTTCAGGGATGGCAGCCTGGACATCCATTGGCGTGAGGATGGCTGGATTGGTCTGGATCCTGAAATCGTGGCCCACCCCTATGTGGAGGAAGCCAAGGAATATGCGAAGGAGGAGATGGCATGACAACAGAGGCTTATCAAGGCAACCCTAGGTTGCGCAGCGTGCGAATCGATGTCGACGGCAAGAGTTGTCAGTTCATGACCGACAGTCAAAGAGTGACGATGATCCCTCTCAAAATCAGGCGCAAGCAAAACAGAAAGCTGCTTACGTCGCCATCGGGAACGATGTCAAACGTCATGTCTGGCGGCGTGGATATCCCGATGATCAAGACCTTGGGTAAGGCGTTCTACTGGCAGCGCCTGCTCGAGGATGGTAAATATGCGACGGCAAGGGATCTGGCGCGAGCCTTCGATTTGGAGCCTGGGTGGGTGGCTGAGGTCCTTCGCATGACCAGTCTGGCTCCAGACATTGTTGAGGCCATTATGGAAGGCGTGCAGCCCAGGCATCTGAATCTTCAGACGATCCGTGGTCGACATGAGCCTCTACCTCGGGAGTGGGATGAGCAGAAAAAGATGCTTGCCTTTGTGTGATTTGGTTCAGCTTGATTTGACGACAAGCGGCCAAGAACGGTTCGTGACAGGTAGTTGAAACCGGATGCTCAACGCTCGCGGTAAGGGGCATGCTGAAGACAGAACGGGGGAAAACTGTCACGCTTGATGGATGGGTTGGGCATGCCCTAATTTTTATTCTTTCTTGCACTACAAAGCGTCGTTGAGAGCCCACGGTTCAGTTTTCTTTCCGTGCCTGCCTTTATGTAGCAAGCAACAGTCTTTTCTGAATTTACTGAACCAGCACAAAGTTCAACGGCGATGCCGCGAATAATGCCTTCATCAACTTTTGATACAAGGCCGTAGCACTTTGCGGGCTCAGGCGTCCAAGCACCTGAGCAAAGCTCGGTTGCCGACCCGATATTGATCTTGGGGTCTAGCTCGGCAACGTCGTTCAAACAATCGGTTGGATCATAGGCGAAGGCGACAGTGCTGTGCCCTATGGCAAGGACAAGAAAAATAATGCTTAGAGCTTTGGTCGTATGCATTCGTGTTCCCCTATTAGGACGCCAAACGTAATTTTTAACAAGTGAAATGAATGATGCAATATTACTAAACTCAGCTATGCGACCCGCCGCCCTTGCTGCGTTGCCCGCCACACGGTTTCTGAATTAGGTCCGTTAGCGAGTTAATTCAGCCCACTTTAGATTTACGCACAGGATTGGGACACGCCATGGCACAGCGCATAGAAAGACGACGGCTTTGTGGCTGTGCGATGACCGACAGAACTCGGTCGGACGGAGACATACCTGACAGTGTCCGTCAAAGAACATCCGGACAACAGTAAATAACTGCCTGAACATCAGGCAACTTCACCAGCGGCGAGTCAAGTGCTCGCCGTTTTCATTTTTGGCGGGGCATTGGCGAACCAGAAGTTTCCGCATGGTTCGCCAATTGGTCCCTCGTATGTTCGCCACCCGAAATCTCCAATGACACCTGTTCCTCAACAACGTCAAAGGAGTATTTCATGCCAGCAACGGCAACCGCACTCACCCGATCGACCCAAGAGGCGATCAACACCCTGTCACCCGGAGATCGCCGGGTGCTCAACGAAAACGAACTGGCCCAGCGCTGGGGCATCAGCCCCAAAACGCTTCAACGCTGGCGCTGTGAAGGTCGTGGCCCCAAGTACCTGAAATTGTCTAAACGCGTGAGCTACCCGCTCGAAGGCGTATTCGATTTCGAACACAACGCTCTGCACGTTTCGACGTCTGAGCGGGCCATGGCGTGAAGGGAGGATGACATGAACGATTTGTCTATTTTCCCCGCCGACATCGCCGAGATGTCCGTCACACAACTTGCCAATTTGTCTGCGCAGCAATTGGTTGAAGTCGACACCAACTTGGATCAGGCGATCGCTTGGCTCAAGGCAGCTCGCGCAAAGCTCGATGGTGCTCTCGACCAGCGGTTTGGTGCACAGGGCCGCGACAGCCTGCATGCCTCTGGCCGTGACTTTGGCACTTCTCACGTAAAGACCGAAGGGCTACACGTCAAGTTTGATCTGCCCAAGAAAGTCTCGTGGGATCAAAAGAAGCTCAAGACCATCGCCGAGCGAATCGTCGCTTCTGGTGAGGCTGTCGAGAGCTACCTCGACATCAAGTTGTCTGTGCCCGAGTCCCGCTACACGAACTGGCCACCTGCATTGCAGCAGCAGTTTGCCGACGCCCGCACCGTCGAGGCAGGCAAACCCTCTTTCCACATTTCCCCTGACTCGGAGGTCTGATCATGAATCAGCAACTTGCCCCATTTGATTTTGAAGGTCGACAAGTGCGCATCGTGACTGATGCACAAGGCGAGCCATGGTTTGTGGCCGCTGATGTGCTGTCAACGATCAGCCTTGATCGCAAGGCGCTCGAGCGACTCGATGACGACGAAAAGGGTGTGAACTCAATTCACACCCCTGGCGGAGTCCAAGAGATGACAACGGTCAATGAGCCCGGTCTCTACGCTCTGGTGCTAGGCAGCCGAAAAGCAGAGGCCAAACGCTTTAAGCGTTGGGTCACTCACGAAGTCCTGCCTACCATCCGAAAGACTGGCTCCTACGCTGTGCCCGCAATCGCTGCATTGCCCGCACCTACGCAAGACCGTGTCACATCGTTGCTCTTGATTGGTGAAGCTGTTGCCAAAGTTCCTGGTGTGAAAGCAGGCATTGCCATGGCTGCAACCCTCACGTGCATCCATGAAAACACCGGACTGGCCATTGAGACATTGCGCCGTGCGCTGCCTGCAGCCAACGAGCCGATCTGCTCCTTGAATGCCACTCAACTTGGCAAGCTGGTTGGCTTGTCAGCAAAGACCACCAATCTGCGCCTGGCCAACTTGGGTCTGCAAGTGCGCAATGAGCGCGATGAGTGGGAGTTGACCGAGATTGGTGAGGCCTGGGCGGAAGCCATGCCGTATTCGCGCAATGGACACAGCGGGTACCAGATTCTCTGGAATCCGAGCGTTGCCCAAGAAATGCGGGAGGTGGCGTGATGGCACTTCCGATCATTACCGCTGATCAACGCATGCGCGAGAAAAAGGGCGTCAAGCTGGTTCTTCTTGGCAAGAGCGGCATTGGAAAAACCACGCAGCTCAAAACCCTGCCAGAGGACAAGACGCTGTTCGTCGATCTTGAGGCTGGTGACCTGGCCGTCAAAGACTGGCGAGGGGACTGCGTTCGCCCAACCACCTGGCCGGAGTTCCGTGACCTTGTCGTGTTCTTGGCAGGACCGAACCCTGCATTGCCTCCGGAAGCTCCCTACTCGCAGGCGCACTACGCGCATGTGTGTGAGCAATACGGTGATCCGAGCCAGTTGACCAAGTACGACTGCTATTTCGTCGACAGCATCACTGTGCTGGCACGCCTGGCACTGATCTGGGCCAAGACTCAGCCGCAGGCGATGTCTGATCGAACAGGCAAACCCGATACCCGTGGTGCCTATGGCCTTTTGGGTAGCGAGATGCTCGGTGCGCTGATGCATCTGCAACACGCTCGCGGCAAGCATGTCGTGTTCGTGGCCATCCTGGACGAGCGCCTCGATGACTTCAACCGCAAGGTGTTCGTCCCGCAAATCGAAGGCTCAAAGACGGCTGCCGAGTTGCCCGGCATCGTCGATGAAGTTGTGACGTTGGCCGAGATCAAGGCCGAAGACGGTGCGCCCTATCGCGCCTTCGTGACGCACACGCTCAACCCCTATGGCTTTCCAGCCAAAGACCGTTCGGGCCAGCTCGAAATGCTCGAACCCCCAAACCTGCTCGCGCTCATTGAGAAGTGCGCAGCAGCAACCCAACCTCAAAACAACAAGGAGTAAACCATGTCCGCTTGGAACGATTTCAACGATGCCGAACAACAACAATCATTTGACCTGATCCCCAAGGGCACGGTGGCTCCGGTGCGAATGACGATCAAGCCGGGTGGCCATGACGATGCCAGTCAAGGCTGGACGGGTGGCTATGCAACCCAGAGCTTTGAGACGGGGAGCATCTTCCTTGCCTGCGAGTTCGTGATTCTGGACGGTGAATACGCTCGTCGCAAGATGTGGTCGAACGTCGGCTTGCACAGCTCTAAGGGACCTGCCTGGGGAAACATGGGGCGCACATTCATTCGTGCCGTCCTGAACTCTGCTCGCAATATCCAGCCGCAGGACAACTCTCCCCAAGCATCCGCCGCACGTCGCATCCAAGGCTTCAACGAGCTCGATGGCATTGAGTTCGTGGCTCGCATCGATGTTGAGAAAGACGGACGCGGTGAACTTCGCAACGTAGTGAAGATTGCCGTGGAGCCTGACCAGCCGGAATACCCGCGTGCGTCAGCACCTGCAGCTCAGCGTCCTGCTGCGACCTATCAAGCACCTCCTGCCAGCAGTGCTTCTGCACAGGCCGGGCGCGCACCTGTCTCGGGCAAACCGAGCTGGGCTCAGTAAGGAGGGTTAATGAAATGCTGGGTCTGCAACAGACAGGCCCGGGGTTTCGGCCACACCGACAACCGTCACGGTGTGGGCCATCCCCGGCGCTACCCAATCGACTGGGTTTTTTGCTCGAAAAAATGTCAGGACGTCTTCCATGCGATGTACGGGAACTGGCAGCGCGCACTCGATGGGCGAGTCGATATGAAGGAGGTTCCCATGATTGATCCTTCTGATATCGAGCTGGCCTCCATGAAGAAGTGCCTTAGAGCATTCGGTGAGTCCGCAGGCGAAATTGGCTTTGACAAACCACTTGGGGAATATTCCGAAGAGCAAGCCCTGTGCGTTATCGATGCCATCGTGACGTGCTGGACCGATGCCATGCTGGCACATCACGAACAGACGAAGTTTCCGCCAGTGCGTGGAATGAGGCCAACGCCTGATCCTCTGGCACACCCATTCGCCGACATGGAGGATGACTTGCCTTGGGTGATGGAAGGAGAGAAGAAATGATGGACTTCAATTCTTCTTCCAGCATCTCGGGTCAGGTCAGTGCGCTCATCGATGCCGCGCTGCAAAAGCGCCAGGCCGAACAACGTCCGAGAAGTTATCTCGGTGCATCGCGCTTAGGCGTCTCTTGCGAGCGAGCCTTGCAGTACGAGTTTGCGAAGGCTCCAGTAGATCCTGGTCGTGAGCATCCTGGTCGGTTGCTTCGCATCTTTGAGCGTGGCCATCTCTCAGAGGAAAGCATGATCCAGTGGATGCGGCAAGCAGGCTTTGATCTGTGCACGACCAAACCCAATGGTGAGCAATTCGGATTTGCGGCACTCGATGGCCGCCTGGCTGGCCACATTGACGGTGTGATCGTTGGTGGTCCTGATGGCTTTAAGTATCCCGCCTTGTGGGAGAACAAATGTCTTGGCTCCAAGTCCTGGCGTGACCTCGAGAAAAACAAGCTGGCGATCTCAAAGCCGATCTATCACGCACAGGTGGTGCTGTACCAGGCCTATCTGGAGCTGCATGAGAACCCTGCGGTTTTCACGGCAGTCAATGCCGACAGCATGGAGATCTATACCGAGTTGGTGCCCTTTGATGCGGCATTGGCGCAGCGCATGTCTGACCGTGCGCTCAAGGTGATCTCTGCGACCGACGCAGGCGAATTGCTCGCTCGCGCTTACCAAGACCCCACTCATTTTGAATGCCGGATGTGCTCATGGCAGGACCGGTGCTGGAGACAAATCAATGACGGACGTTAATCAAATTCTCAGCGAAAAGCTGGTCGATGCACATGAGGCGGCCTACTGCTTGAAGATGCCTTTGTACCTTTTCACACACCCCAAAGAGCGTGAGCGTCTGGGTCTGCCGCATTACCGCGTCGGAAAGATGGTTCGCTTCAAGGTGAGTGAACTGATGGAGTGGATGCAGGTGGGGGGAGAGAAGTCGGATGCTTGATTTCAATGACAACGACTCGCCTACGCACAAAGACACGGATGCCACCAGAGAGCAGTTGCGTGCATCGCTGATTGATCGACTGGAATCGGTTCTGACGGGATTGTTCCCTGCTGGCAAGAAGCGACGAGGCAAGTTCCTGATCGGGGACGTCTTGGGCAGTCCTGGTGACAGCCTCGAGGTTGTCCTTGACGGGGAAAAGGCAGGGCTCTGGACAGATCGAGCCACTGGTGATGGCGGCGACATCTTCGATCTGATCGCCGCCTACCTCGGCGCAGACGTTCAGTCCGACTTTCCACGGGTGCTGGGCTATGCCGCTGAAATGGTCGGCCAAGCTGCACCCACCCCAACCCGCAAGGCAAAGAAGGAAGCTCCGGTCGATGAGCTGGGACCAGCTACGGCCAAGTGGGACTACTTTGATCCCACTGGTCACCTGATCGCTGTCGTCTACCGCTATGACCCACCCGGAGGCAAGAAGGAGTTCCGTCCCTGGGATGCAAAGCGACGCAAGATGGCTCCGCCTGATCCTCGTCCGCTTTACAACCAGCCGGGGATGCTTGCTGCTGAGCGAGTGATCTTGGTCGAAGGCGAAAAGTGTGCGCAGGCATTGATTGCCGTAGGCATCACGGCCACAACGGCGATGCATGGAGCCAACGCACCGGTGGACAAGACTGACTGGTCACCTCTGGCGGGCAAGGTCGTCCTGGTCTGGCCTGATCGGGATAAGCCGGGCTGGGAGTACGCGATGGCAGCGGCGCAGGCGGTATTGGACGCTGGCGCTCTCTCATGCGATGTGCTCTTGCCGCCAGATGACAAGGCCGATGGCTGGGATGCAGCCGATGCGTTGACCGAGGGCTTTGACGTTGTCACGTTCATTGCGTCTGGCCCGCGCATGTGCGTGAAGTCGACCAAGGCCATGACAACGCAGGATGCCACGGTGTGGGCGACCGACGATGCGCTGACGCTGGCGTTCACATCTCGATACGCGGAAGAGTGGCGCTATTGCGCAGCCTGGGGGAAATGGCTGGTGTGGACCGGTTGCCGTTGGCAACCCGATGAGACCTTGATGTCACATCACCTCATTCGCGCTATTTGTCGTGAGGCTGCGCTCAAGGTGGACTCGCATCGCCTTGCCGCCAAGTTGCTGGCCAGCAGCACGGTAGGTGGTGTCGATCGCATGGCCAGGTCAGATCGCCGCCATGCCTCCACTACCGAGGAGTGGGACGCTGACCTCTTCTTGCTCAACACCCCCGGCGGCGTGGTCAATCTCAAGGTGGGCGTGACTCGCCCGCACGACCGAGCCGACCGTATGACCAAGATTGCCACGGCCACTCCAAGAGGTGATTGCCCACAGTGGAAGGCGTTCTTGAACGATGTCACGGGCGGTGACCCTCTCCTGCAGGAGTACTTACAACGCATGGCGGGCTACTGCCTGACCGGGGCGACCAGCGCCCACGCATTGTTCTTCCTGTACGGGACCGGCGCGAACGGCAAGTCGGTGTTCGTGAACACCTTGGCCAGCATCTTGGGCGACTACGCCACGAGCGCACCCATGGACACGTTCATGGATGCACGGGGAGACCGTCACCCAACCGACCTGGCTGGTCTGCGCGGCGCACGTTTCGTGGCATCAGTGGAAACCGAGCAAGGCAGGCGTTGGAACGAGTCCAAGGTCAAGGCCATCACGGGTGGTGACAAGGTGTCGGCGCGCTTTATGCGTCAAGACTTCTTTGAGTACATCCCGCAGTTCAAGTTGCTCATTGCGGGCAACCACAAGCCCTCGATTCGCAATGTGGACGAGGCCATGAAGCGGCGTCTGCACCTTATCCCCTTCACGGTGACGATCCCGCCTGAGAGGCGTGACGGCAAGCTGACCGAGAAACTGTACGCGGAGCGTGACGGTATTTTGGCCTGGGCGGTCGAAGGATGCCTGGCCTGGCAACGCGATGGCCTGCGTCCACCCGAGTGCGTGGTCTCTGCAACCGAAGAGTATTTCGAAGCGGAAGACGCTTTGGGTCAATGGATTGAAGAGCGCTGCATCTTGAGCAAGACCCATCGCGAAGGCGTCTCAGATCTGTTTACCGATTGGCGTGAATGGGCTGAGCGTGCTGGCGAGTACGTGGGCTCGATAAAACGGTTCTCCGAGTTGATGTCGACCCGCAAGTTCGAGAAGTGCCGACTGCATGGCGGTGCGCGCGCAATCGCGGGCATCAGTCTACGACCTAAGCCTCATATCGGTGGCGGCTACCCGTACCGAGACGATTGAACAAACCCATGGTGACGGATTTGACAGTCTTACTGATTAACCCCTCACGCGTGCGCGTACACACACGATAGAGAGTTAACCGTGAAACGTGTCAAACCCGTCACCCAGCAAAAAACTGGAGACGAAATGAACATGACGATTCTTGCCCTGGACCTGGGCACAACGACTGGCTGGGCATTGATGCATGCAGACGGTCAGATCACAAGCGGCAGCCAATCCTTCAAGCCTCAACGCTTTGAGGGAGGCGGTATGCGGTTCCTGAAATTCAAACGCTGGCTCACAGACGTCAAGCAATGCACCTCAGGCATTGACCTGGTTGTGTTTGAGGAAGTGCGTAGACATGCGGGGGTAGATGCCGCACATGCCTACGGTGGCTTTATGGGTCAACTGACTGCCTGGTGTGAGCATCATCAAATTCCCTACGAAGGCGTGCCAGTCGGAACGATCAAGAAGCACGCAACCGGCAAGGGAAACGCTGGCAAGGAGGACATGATCGCGAGCGCACAAGCACGTGGCCACAATCCTGCAGACGACAACGAAGCGGATGCGATTGCACTGGTCTACCTGACCCACGATCGCCAGATGCCACAGGAGGTTTGAGATGAAAGTCCCAGCACAACCCTATCGCTGCGCTCTTGGAAAGGTGCAGCCTGTCGTGACTGACCTGGATGCCGTCAAGCGTTCAGGCTGGCGTGAGCAACACATCCTGGTCATCTCCGATCAAGACGAGCGACTTGACTTCCTCGAGCGTGAGTTCATCAAGCGCATTGGCGAGCGTCTCTATGGAGCAGGAGGCAAGCATGACTAAGACGATCACCATCTGGACTGTTGATGATGTGGCAGCACGTTTTAGTGATGCCGCTTACACGTCCTACCGACTTCCTCCCGTGCGTGTCCAGGGATATGCAAGCCCTTGGATGAGCCTTGCCATGCAAGTGCCCAATCGCTACCCGGACCCTGAGCGTGTCTATCGCCCCATGCCACCCGGCCCTGAGGCGGTCGAACGCATGCTCGAGACGATGCGTTGGGTTCAGTGGTTGGAGGAGGAGCAACGACACCTGGTCTGGATGCGGGCCAAGCGATACGAGTGGCATCAGATCGGTCGTCGCTTTGCCTGCGATCGAAACACTGCAGCCAGACGTTGGAAGAAGGCCATGCAACTGGTCACCGACAAGCTCAACGATGCAATCAACTCATGCGCGTAAATTGGCGTGATTTGAACAAGTTGGGGGGTAATGTGGGTGCATATGAGGCAATGCGCGAATTTACCCTGTGCAGCATTTCAGCCCAATTGAGCGTACATTTTCAGCTATGGTGTGGAAAGGAGTGCAGGCCACTCCCTCCACACAAATTTCTGGGTCCTTCCTCGCCAAATCCCTATGCGGGGGGCAAAGGCCCGAGATTTCGATAGCGACAGATTGAAAAACCGGGTTTGCAGTTCGCACCGGGTTTGCACCTCCCCCAATCCCCCCAAGGAATTTATGACTCCCGAGATCAGAATGATCGCGGTGGATGCGCTCATCCCTTATGCGCGCAACGCCCGCACACACAGCGATGGCCAGGTGGCTCAGATCGCAGCATCCATTGCCGAGTTTGGTTTCACCAACCCCATCCTGTCGGATGGTGCGCGCGGAGTGATTGCTGGGCATGGCCGATTGATGGCTGCCCGCAAGTTGGGGCTCACAGAAGTGCCCGTCATCGAACTGGCACACCTGACGCCCACCCAGAAGAAAGCCTACATCCTGGCCGACAACAGAATTGCCGAGAACGCAGGCTGGGACGAAGAACTCCTGAAGCTGGAGTTGGCTGAGTTGCAGGCTGCCGAGTACGACTTGGATCTGATGGGATTCAGTGATGAGGAAATCGACAAGCTTCTCAATGGCGATGAACAAAGCGATGGTCTGACCGACGAAGACGCAGTCCCGGAAACCCCAGTGGAACCTGTCTCAAAGCCGGGCGACCTGTGGATCCTTGGCAACCATCGCTTGCTTTGTGGTGACTCGACCGTCCTGAATGATGTCGAGCGTTTGATGGATGGCCAGCTGGCCGACATGGCGTTTACCGATCCACCCTACAACGTGGACTATGGCAACAACGCCAAGGACAAGATGCGCGGCAAAGACCGCCGCATCCTCAACGATGCGCTGGGCGACGGGTTTTACCAGTTCCTGTACGACGCGTGCGTGAACCTCCTGGTTGTTACTAAGGGCGCTTGCTACGTTTGCATGAGTTCATCTGAGCTGCATACCTTGCAAAAGGCCTGGTTGGATGCCGGTGGCAAGTGGTCGACTTTCGTGATTTGGGCAAAGAACACTTTCACGTTGGGTCGGGCTGACTACCAGCGCCAGTACGAACCGATCTTGTACGGATGGAAACAGGGAACCGATCACTTTTGGTGTGGCGATCGCGATCAGGCAGACGTCTGGTTTTATAACAAGCCTCGCGTCAACGATCTGCACCCGACTATGAAACCGGTAGAACTGGTTGAAAGGGCGATTCGCAACTCTTCGAAAAGCCGGGATGTGGTGTTGGACTTGTTTGGCGGTTCTGGCACCACCCTGATCGCATGCGAAAAGACAGGGCGTCAAGCTCGTTTGATTGAACTCGATCCCAAGTTCGTAGACGTGATCGTCAAACGCTGGGAGGAATACACCGGCAAGAAAGCCGTTCGAGAGGCCGGTGACTCAGAGCCGGAACAAGATCCGCAGGCTCGTGAGCTCGAGGCGCTGGATCAGCCGCAGTCTTGATCCACTGCGCTTTGAATCACAAACCCGGTCAGGTATGGCAGCCCCTTGGGGATTCCGTAGTTGCGCTGGATCGTACGACCTATCGTCCAGCTCATCCATTTTTGGCTGGCCTGTGCGACGGCCTGGTGCATGTCAGGGCTGCTCAAAAGAGCGTCTTGAACCGTATCTGCAAAGTGACGACCATGACTGCTGTCCAGGAATGCACGGACCGACTCAAGCGGCTGGCTGGTGGTCTTGGCAATATGGGTCATGGCAATGGGCCAGGCAATGCTGGCGTAGCCGCCCATCGTTCCCCAAAAGCCCCACGACTCGTTTTCGGAGGCAGGGATTTTGACCAGGTCTTGTGCTTGTGACGTTTGCATAGATCATCCCAATCGAGCAACGTAGCGCGGGTAATCCCCGCCAGATGGATCGATGAACAGGTAGGTGCGACCGGGCGCGTGCACTTGGACGCACAAGCGTCCTTCTCCTAGGTAGCCGCCCTTACCCTTGAGCCAGTCGCGGGACTTGTAGAGGTTCATGGCGAACCCGTCGAACTCTTCGGGTTCCATCTCTCGGGTCTCTGTGACGTAGACGATGTAGTCGCCGCAGCCTGCGATGTCGGTGATGTCGCTGGGTTTGCGCCCGAATGGCAGGCGGATGCTTAGCTCTTGGACCTCAATCTCTTGACCGTCAAATTTCACGGTCAGGGGTTTGCATTCGACGGTAAGGGTGATGTTCTTCATGTGAGCCTCAGGCGATGCGGTAGGTGCGTTGTTGTCCATCGGCTTTCTCGGAAACGATGCTCAAACCGAGCTTCTTTTTCAGGGCTCCGGCCATGCAGCCCCTGACCGTGTGCTGTTGCCATCCGGTGGCCTTGACCATCTGCTCAAGCGTCGCCCCCTCCGGACGTTGAAGTAATTCGATCAGCGTTGCCTGCTTGGTGCCCTCTCGTTTGGATGGTGTTGCCTTGGCTTCGATCGCAATGCCGAGGGCGCTGCGCCCTGCGTCGGTGATTGCAAATTGCGTGGTGCCGTCCTCGGCATGGCTGTGGGCGGCAATGAGATTGGCGTTGGCCAGGGATGTCAAAACCTTAAGCCGCGCACCCCCTTTTAGATTGGCCGGGAAGTCGGTCAGCAAGTGCTCTGGATGCTGGGCCGCTGCGATGAGCAGATTGGTTTGGGTCTCGGAGAGTTTCATGGTTTTCCTTTAAAAATGGTGATGTGATGAACGCTTCATTCCGCTCGCTTATCAAGCGATTTCTGAATCTTTTTTCTTCCCCTGTGGCTTCTTCGTCTGCGCCTTCAGGCCAGCTTGATAAGCCGCTTGCAGAGCAGCCTCAATTCCCCAAACCGACACGTCGTGAAAGTCCAGCCGGTCCGAATGCTGCGTCTGCAGCGTCTGGACAAAAAGGTGCTCGCGTGCGATCTGCTCCAAAAGGCAAGAAGGCGCGTTGATGGCGTTGGTGGTTTTCTTGTGGTTCATGCGGCGCTCCAAAAAACGTTGATTGATGACCGTATGAACGCTTCATTTCCGAACAACATCAAGTCAATTTCTTAGCCAGACTCTTTCACTTGGGTATGACCGATCGACTCTCAATTCGGGCCTATGCGCGCCACCGAGGGGTGTCCGATACGGCGGTGCGCAAGGCCATTGAGGCCGGGCGGATCACCCCCAACGCAGACGGCACGATCAATGCGGCGCTGGCCGACGCTCAATGGAGCAAAAACACAGATGCCGCGCAGCAACGCGGTAAACACAAGCCCGTCTCCAATGAGGCGATTGCGGGAATACGGGAAACGCTGGGTGAATCTGCGGGCTCGTTTGAACCCAAAGGCGGTGGCACCACGTTGCTGCAGGCGAAGACCGCCAATGAGGTGCTCAAGGCGCAGACCAACCGGGTGCGACTGGCCCGCCTAAAAGGGGAGCTTGTCAACCGTGACCAAGCCGTCGCACACGTTTTCAAGATGGCGCGGGCCGAGCGCGATGCTTGGTTGAACTGGCCAGCGCGTGTGGCTGCCCAGATGGCGGCTGACCTCAATGCCGATGGGCATACCTTGCATGTGCTGTTGGAAAAAGCCGTGCGCAATCACTTGATCGAACTAGGCGATTTGGCTGTTCGGTTGGACTGAGCCCTACTGTGGGCTTGAGGTTTTACGGAATGCAGGGATGTGTTGGAACACTATGACGGATTTGATGCCATTGCTGAGGCGTGGCGCGAGGGGCTCACCCCCGACCCACTGCTGACTGTGTCTGAATGGGCCGACCAGTACCGAGTGCTCTCGGGGAAGTCGGCCTCGGAGCCGGGCAAGTGGCGAACCAATCGCACGCCGTATCTCAAGGAGATCATGGACTTCCTCTCCCCGACGTCTCCCATCGAGCGTGTGGTGTTCATGAAGGGTGCACAGGTCGGTGGCACTGAGTGCGGCAACAACTGGATTGGTTATGTGATCCATCTGGCCCCTGGCCCCATGATGGCTGTTGCGCCGACGGTCGAGATGGCCAAGCGCAACTCCAAGCAGCGGATTGATCCCCTTATTGAAGAAAGTCCGACACTGTCGGGTTTGATTGCACCTGCACGGGCACGTGATTCAGGCAACACCATCCTGGGCAAAGAGTTCCGTGGTGGCGTGCTGGTGATGACGGGCGCAAACAGCGCCGTTGGCCTGCGCTCCATGCCGGTGCGCTATTTGTTTTTGGATGAGGTCGATGGCTACCCAGGAGACGTTGAGGGAGAAGGCGATGCGATTGCACTGGCTGAGGCTCGAACCCGAACCTTTGCACGCAGAAAAATATTCATTGTCTCGACGCCAACAATTTCTGGATCGTCACGCATCGAACGCGAGTACGAGCAAACGGACCAGCGACAGTTCATGGTCCCTTGCCCGCATTGCGAGCACGAGCAAGTCCTGATCTTCGAACAACTGATCTGGGAAAAAGGTCTGCCCGAGACAGCGCACTACAGGTGTGAGTCGTGTGAGCAGCCCATCTACGAATACCAAAAGACTGAAATGCTGGAGCGGGGTCGATGGCAGTCGTCGATTCCTGATTACGTGGGAAAGACGGTGGGGTTTCACCTCTCCAGTCTGTACAGCCCAGTTGGTTGGCGCAGTTGGGCCGACATCGCTGCAGCATGGGAAGCAGCACAAGGATCTGCAACTGCCTTGAAAGCATTTAAAAACACAGAGCTGGGCGAGACCTGGGTCGAGCAAGGTGAAACCCCCGAGTGGGAGCGCTTGCTCGAGCGCCGTGAAGACTATCGAATCGGCACTGTGCCAATTGGGGCGGCTTTGCTTTGCGCTGGGGTGGACGTTCAGAAGGACCGCATTGAGGTCTCGGTCTGGGCATTCGGTCGGGGCAAAGAGGCCTGGCTGGTGGAGCATCGTGTGCTCGCTGGCGACACCTCCCGCGATACGGTCTGGCAACGACTGCGTGAAATGATCGATGAGTCCTGGACACATGCGTCGGGGGTGCAGTTGCGCCTGAGTCGCATCGGCCTGGACACAGGATATGCCACACAAGAGGCCTATGCCTTCGTGCGCAAGTTACGTGACTCCCGGCTGCTGCCAATGAAAGGCGTGGCTCGTGGTGCTGCGCTGGTTGGATTGCCGACCGCTGTGGACCTGACCGTGGGCGGCAAGAAGCTGCGCCGGGGTGTTCGGGTCTATTCGGTGGTGGGTGGCATTGCCAAGCTGGAGTTCTATAACCACCTGCGCAAGACCATGGAAGTGACCGAGGACGGCGAAATTCTCTATCCAGCTGGATACATCCATTTACCCAAGGTCGATGCCGAATTCGTGCAGCAGTTGTGCTCTGAGCAGTTGGTCACGCGTCGGGATCGCAATGGCTATCCGGTGCGCGAGTGGCAAAAGATTCGGGAGCGCAACGAAGCGCTTGATTGCTACGTCTATGCGCGGGCGGCTGCCAGCCTGGCTGGTCTTGACCGGTATGAGGAGCGTCACTGGCGCGAATTGGAAAAACCGTTAGGCGTGGCAGGACCACCTGAAGACGCCCAATCAACCAAGCAAGAAGCCACCCTCAGCGGTGGCTTCGTTGTTTCTAAAGGACCACAACGCGGCAGGCGCTTGATTCGCAGCCGGTGGATGAACTGATGACGACCTATACCCTTGAACATGCCCAAGCACTGCGAGAGGCCATTGCCAGTGGTGAGCATCGGGTGACCTACGACGGCAAGACCATCGAGTACCGCACGGTCTCCGATCTCAAGCTGGCCTTGGCCGAAGTGGAGGCGGCGCTCGCCTCAGACAGCGGAAAAACCAAGACTCGTCAGATCAGGATCACTACATCCAAGGGGTTCTGAGATGGCCTTTTGGAAAAAACTCACAGCCTATGTGGGCTGGAATTCCGTTCACGAGGTCGCAGGCTCAGGCCGCAGATCTCGTGTCTGGAATCCTGGTGACCCGGGGGCGGTCTCGGCGATGCTGGCCACGGGCAATCAACTGCGGGTCAAGTCTCGGGACCTGGTGCGCCGAAACGCTTGGGCGGCTAACGCGGTCGACAGCTTTGTCTCGAACGCAATTGGCACTGGAATCAAGCCGCAATCCTTGGTGGATGACCCCAAGTTTCGGGAGCGAATTCACGCGTTGTGGTGGCAGTGGGTGGAGGAGGCAGACAGCAACAACCTCACCGATTTTTACGGCCTGCAGTCACTAGCCTGCCGTGCCATGGTCGAGGGCGGCGAATGCCTGATTCGTATCCGCAATCGGCGACAAGAGGATGGCCTGAGCGTGCCGATCCAGTTGCAAATTCTGGAGCCCGAGCACCTGCCTTTAAGCCTGAACACTCTCAGTGCATCGGGTAACCCAATTCGTAGCGGCATCGAGTTTGATGCCCTTGGACGTCGGGTGGCCTATCACCTTTACCGCGAGCATCCGGGTGACCCGAGTTTGACGGTCAATGGCAACGACCTGGTACCTGTTCCTGCTGAGGAGATCGTTCACCTGTTTCGACCACTGCGGCCAGGTCAGATTCGTGGCGAGCCCTGGCTGTCGCGGGCATTGGTCAAGCTCAACGAACTCGATCAATACGATGACGCTGAGCTGGTTCGCAAAAAGACTGCGGCCATGTTCGCTGGCTTCATCACGCGCCAGTCGCCAGAAGACCAACTGCTGGGAGAGGGCGAAGCGGATGAGCTGGGCGTAGCGATGGCGGGTTTGGAGCCGGGAACATTGCAAGTCCTGGAGCCGGGTGAGGACGTGAAGTTTTCTGATCCAGCGGATGTTGGTGGTTCCTACGCGGAGTTCCTGCGGGTGCAGTTCCGTGCAGTCGCTGTAGCCATGGGCATCACCTATGAGCAGTTGACCGGCGATCTGTCGGGCGTGAACTACTCGTCGATTCGTGCAGGGCTCCTGGAATTCCGTCGCCGATGTGAAGCCATCCAGCATGGCGTGATCGTGCATCAGATGTGTCGCCCGATTTGGCGTGCATGGATGGATGCGGCAGTGCTCAGTGGTGCCCTGGCTGCGCCGGGATATGCCAAAAGCCGTCAAGCCGCCCGAGCATGGCAAGCGGCGAAGTGGATTCCCCAAGGCTGGCAGTGGGTGGATCCTGAAAAGGAATTCAAAGCCCTGCAGTTGGCCATTCGATCCGGATTGATGAGCCGCTCCGAAGCGATCTCTTCATTTGGCTACGACGCCGAAACGATCGACAAAGAGATCGCAGCGGACAACGCGAGAGCCGATGCGTTGGGGCTCGTATTGGATACGGACCCCAGGCAAGTAGCTCGCAATGGTGCGACCAACTCGGCAGCACCCTCTCTCCCTCCTGACTCACCAAGCGCGCCCTTGGTGGATCAGCAAACCTGAAACCAGAGGACTTATGAACCACATCTCGTCGATGCCACATTTGGCATCGCGAATCTTTGGCACGCCCCTGCTGATTCACCCCAGAAAGTTGGATGTGATTCTCTCGGTGCTTGGCCCCCGTTTGGGATTGGCCATGTCAGACGATTCGCAAGCACTCATCAAGCACTTGGCTGCGCAAGCCCCGCCTGTTAATTCCACAGCACTGACATCAAACATCGCTGTCATCAGTGTGTCCGGAACATTGGTACGTCGAGCGGCAGCAGTCGATGCGGCCTCGGGCCTGACCAGCTACACGGCCATCAGTGCGCAGCTTGCGCAGGCCGTGCGTGACCCTGCTATCAACGCGATTTTGCTGGACATCGATTCACCCGGCGGTGAAGCCGGTGGGGCTTTTGATCTGGCGGATCAGATCATGGCGGCTCGGCAAATCAAGCCCATCTGGGCAGTTGCCAACGACGATGCGTTCTCGGCTGCATATGCCATAGCCAGTGCGGCCAGCCGGGTCTACGTCACCCGGACCGGCGGTGTGGGTTCTGTTGGAGTTATCGCGTTGCACGTGGATCAGTCGCAGCGGGACGCCATGAGCGGGCTTCGCTACACAGCGGTGTACGCCGGGGACCGCAAGAACGATATGTCTCCCCATGCGCCGCTGTCCACCGATGCGGCGCAGGCCCTACAGGCCGAAGTGGACCGGCTGTATGGCCTGTTCGTGTCGACGGTCGCAGCCAACCGAAACCTTTCTGAACAAGACGTTCAAGACACCGAAGCAGGGCTGTATTTCGCGCAAGACGCGATTGATGCCGGTCTAGCCGATGTGGTCGGGACGCTTGACGACGCACTGCTCGCTCTGAGTGAAGAGCTCCACACGCAATCGACATCCATCGCGCGAATTCAAGGTTCGGGCCGCGAGATGGGGATCTCTACGCCCGGATCGTCCATGAAAAGGAGTGTTTGCATGCAAAACGATGCAACCCAAGCTGCCGATGGGCAGACAACCCAAGAAGATCAACGTCAATCTCAACTAGCCAATCAGCTGAGTGCTGGATCTGAGCCTGCCCAAGGCAACGATACCTCGCAAGACGCAGGGGGCGAAACCGGTGCGCAGGTGCAAGCAAGTGCCGCCATCCAAGGCCATGACATCAGGGCAGCCAGTGCTCAGGTGCTGGCCATTGCTGAGATGTGTCTTCTGGCTGGGAAGTCCGAGATGACAGCGGGCCTGATTGAGCGCGGTGTTTCGGTTGACCAGGCGCGCAAGGAGCTTCTGGCGGCCAAGGCCTCTGGATCCCCCGAAATCTCCAGTCGCATCTTGCCCGAGGCAGGAACACAAGCCCAAACCAAGCCCGAAGACAGCCCTGTCGTTCGAGCAGCGAAGCAGCGCGCTCAAAGCCAGCGTGACGCAGCGCAACTCAACCACCGTTAATAGGAGAACCTGATGACTGCAATTACCAACGACCTCACCTTGGGCGACGTGCTCAAGTACGAGGAAGAAAACCTCTACTCCCGCGACCAGGTCACGGTGGTGTCCGGGCAGAACTTGAAGCTCGGGACCGTGATTGGCCGAGTGAGTGCGACGCAAAAAGTCAAAGCCCTCGACCCTTCTGCGACCGATGGTTCAGAAGTCGCCGCTGGCGTGGTGCTGCAAAGCATCGATGCCAGTGCCGCAGAAAAAAACAACGGCCTGATTGTTTCGCGTCAAGCCATCGTGGCCGATCACGCGCTGATCTGGCCCGCTGCCATCACCACGGAAGAAAAAACCGCAGCTATCGCTCAACTCGAAGCGATCGGCATCCTCGTTCGTCAAGGAGTCTAAGCAATGAACAACCCTTTCCAGTCCCCTGCGTTTTCGATGACGGCGCTTACTGCTGCCATCAATATCCTGCCCAACCAATTCGGCAAACTCGATCAGCTCAACTTGATGCCTGCTCGCCCTGTGCGCTTTCGTCAGATTGCGGTGGAAGAGCGAAACGGCGTTCTGAACCTGCTGCCCACGCTGCCCGTAGGTGCGCCTGGAACGGTGGGAAAGCGCGGTCGCCGAACTCTGCGCTCGTTCATCATCCCGCATATTCCGCACGACGATGTGGTGCTGCCAGAAGAGGTTCAAGGCCTGCGCGCCTTTGGCTCTGAGACCGACACCGAAACCATCGCAAACGTGATGACCGAGCATCTGCAGTCGATGCGCAACAAGCACGCCATCACGCTAGAGCATTTGCGCATGGGCGCACTCAAGGGCGTGATTCTGGATGCTGACGGCTCGGTCCTCTACAACCTCTTCGATGAGTTCGGTATTGAGCCCAAGGAATTCAACTTCGCGCTCAACAACGAAAAAACCGATATCAAGAAAAAGTGCCTGGACCTCAAGCGCTACCTTGAACTCAACCTCAAGGGCGAGTACATGACTGGCGTTCGCGTACTGGTCTCGCCGGAGTTCTTCGATCTGCTGACGGCCCACCCCAATGTGGTCAAGGCGTATCAGTGGTACCAGGAGAGCCTGGCGCTGCGTGCAGACCAACGCACAGGCTTTACCTTTGCGGGCGTCACCTTCGAGGAGTATCTTGGGCAGGCCTCTGATGTAGATGGCAATGTGCGCAAGTTCATCGCTTCTGGAGAAGGTCATGCCTTCCCCGAGGGCACCTTGGACACTTTTGCCACGTACTTTGCACCGGCTGACTTCAATGAGACGGTCAATACGCTGGGGCAGCCCCTGTACGCCAAGCAAGAACCTCGAGAATTTGGTCGCGGCACGGATCTGCATACGCAGAGCAATCCGTTGCCGATGTGCCATCGCCCGGGGCTCTTGGTCAAACTTTTGGCCAGCTGATGTCCCGCGATCCGTTTGCACTGGGTGTCAAACGGCTGTTCGCAAGTTTGGGATCCCCGGCGCAGTACAGCACTGTGACCGGGGAGACCATCGAGCTCAAGGTCATCAGTAAGGCACCGGATTCGGTACAAGAGTTTGGCCAGTCGCACCTTGCGGTGACCTCGAATCGGTTTGACTTGCAAGCGGCAGATATCACCCGACCTCAAGAGGGCGATCGTCTGACGTGGCGGGGTGTCATCTATGTCATTCAAGGCGATGCGCTTGTCGATCGTGATCGCTTGATCTGGACTGTGAGTGCCTATCCCTTGCCTGACTATTCCCCGACGGCGAGCTGAGCATGAGCGTTCGACTTCTGGCTGCTCTTCAGGGCGACCTCTCCAAGATGATGGAGCAGGAATTGACCTCGGCGCGGATGGCGGTGACCACCGGCGTTAGAGAGGCGACACAAGGGCTCAAGAGTGAGTTGCGCTCGCAAATCGAAGGGTCTGGCCTGGGCTCGCGCCTGGCCAATACATGGCGGGGGGAGGTGTACCCGAAGGGACGCCCCAGTCTCGGATCGGCAGGGCTTGTTTACAGCCGCGCTCCTGTTGTCGTCGCGGCGCATGACCAAGGCGCGTTGATACGTTCTAAGAACGGGTTCTGGCTCGCCATCCCGCTCCCTGCGGCAGGCAATGGGCCTCGCGGCAAACGAATGACGCCAGGCCTTTGGGAGCGCATGCGTGGTCAACGACTGCGCTTTGTCTATCGCTCTGGAAAACCGTCACTGCTGGTGGCGGACAACTTTCGAGCCAAAACAGGCAAACGCGGCGGCTTTGCGGCGGCATCTGCCTCCGCTCAGAAATCAGGACGGGGGCTCACCACAGTCCCCATTTTTTTGCTGGTGCCGCAAGCCCAACTCAAGAAGAAATTCGACATCGCCAGTGCCGCTCAACGGTGGCAAGACCGGCTGATGGTGTTGGTCACGCAGTCGTGGCCAGAAGAACGCTCGGACAAATGAAATGACGACGAAAGCAAGCCAACGAGAAGCGGCACTGGGGGCCTTGTTCACGCTGTTGGACGGACTTCCCTTGCAGCCCAATGCCATACGCAGAAATTCATCCTTGCCTGAGCGGCTCAGTGAACACGCGATGGTGTTCCTGCGCGATGGTGACATGACGCAGGTCGATGTCACCTTGTCGCCTGTGACCTACCTTTGGGAGCACGCTGCAAGCATCGAAATCTATGTCGCGCATCCCGAAGCATCTGCCAGAGACGCACGCATGGACGAGCTGCTTCAGGCGCTTGGCACCTTGATCTTGGCGGATCCGACTTTGGCTGGACAGATCGACCATGCCGAAGTGATGCCGCCCAAATTTGAAGACGTCACCCCAGATGGGTCTGTGGGCATCAAGGCCTGCACGCTGGATGTGGTGATGCATTACGCGAGCAGCCATCCCTTGGCCTGATCGCAACACAAACCTTAACCACTTGGAGATTCACCATGGCTCGTGCTTATGGCGCGAACGCCAGCCTATTGGCTGCGTTTGAACCCACCTATGGAACTACACCGACTGGAGACTTTGGAAAAATTCCTTTTGTCTCCACCACCTTGGGCTCAGAACAGGGCTTGATTGCCAACGATCTGATTGGCCTGGGGCGAGACCCGAGTGCGCCCATCCGTGACGTGATCAAGGTCGAGGGTGACATCGTTATTCCCATCGATCTTCGCAATATCGGCATGTGGCTCAAAGCCCTGCTGGGAAGTCCTGTGAGCCTTGGAGATACCGCGCACACTCACACTTTTGTATCTGGCAACTCAGGGCTGCCGAGCCTCTCACTGGAGACGGGACTGCCGGACATTCCGGCGTACTTCCTGGCCTCTGGTGTGATGGCCAACTCGCTGCAAGTGAAATTTGCCCGCTCTGGTGCAGCGGACGCCACTTTGGGTTTGATTGCTCAAGGCGAAGTCAAGCGTACTGCCAGCGCAGACGCCACACCCACGACCTTGCCGATCACTCGCTTCAACCAGTTCCAGGGTTCGATCAAAAAGAATGGCCAAGCCTTGGGTAACGTGGTCGCAGCGCAGTTGACCTATTCAAACAATCTGGCACGCATTGAAACCATTCGCTCCGACGGAAAGATTGAAGGGGCGGACCCCACAGTGGCCAGCTTGACGGGCAACTTGGAGGTTCGCTTCGCAGACACGGAATTGATCGATGCTGCGACTAACAACACCCCGCTCGAGTTGACCTTCAGCTATGTCATTGACGCCACCAAGAGCCTGACCTTCATCGCGCATGAGGTCTACCTACCCAAGCCCAAGCTCTCAATCTCTGGCCCCGGCGGCATCCAGGCCACCTTCGACTGGCAGGCTGCCAAGAACACTGCGGCTGGGCACATGCTGACCGTGCAACTCGTCAATGACGTGGTTGCGTACTGAATTTAAGAGGCAATCATGCTCAAACTCAATCTGAAACGTGAGCCGTATTGGCTCGACCTGGTCCAAGGCGTGCGCATCAAGGTCAAACCTGCAACCACTGCACTGGTCATGGCGGCGCGCCATGCTGCAGCCCTCATCGATGGCAAGGACCACGCGGCAGCCGGAGAGCGCACTGCAACCTTGATTACCGAGTTGGCCAAGGCTGCCATCTTGGCTTGGGAGGGCGTGGGCGACGACAAAGGCAAAGCCGCAGCCGTCACGCCGGACGGCATCGCTGCGCTCATGGAGCTTTGGCCTGTGGCCGATGCCTTCGAACGTGAGTACCTGGCAGCGCTCTATCTCTTGGATGCCGAAAAAAACGGCTAAAGGCCCGCACCGAATGGCACTTTGGTGGTGGATCAACGTACTGCGGGGCATGCGAGGCGACCTGTCCTGAGTGTCCGTACCTGGTGAATTCACCTCGGACTGAAGAGGGCTGGCAAGCCCTCGCAGTTCTGGATGTCTGTTCCTCCCAAGTGCGGGCAGTTCAAGGCGCAGTGCTGGGCATGGACTTCAATGCGTGGCTTTCCGCCAGCCAGGCACTGGATGCAGACCCCGCTGCCATGACCCATTTTTTTCCTGCCGTAGAGGCGGGCCTGACGCAAGCATTGAACAAACCATCTCCGGATATTCCACATGGCTGAACGCAACCTATCGATTCGACTCGCTGTCATTGATGGCGGAAAAGTCAAAGCCGAACTGGCAGACGTGGGTGAGGCCGGAGAGCGTTCTCTCAAGAAAATCGAGTCTGCATCGCAACCAGCATCGGCTGGTCTGAACCTGTTGTCCAAAGCGGCCAACGACGCTTTCGTGCGCATGGAGGACGCCACTTCCCGTCTCGGGATGCTGGGCAGCGTACTCGGTCGCCTTGGTCCCGCAGGATTAATCGTGGGTGCATCTGTTGCTGCGGTCGGTTACGGCATGCATCAACTGGTTGTTCCGGTCGCTGAAGTTGGCGAAGAGCTCAACAAGCTTTCCCAGAAAACCGCAGTCTCAGTCGAGGCCTTGTCGGCGTTGCTGTATGCCTCAGAGTTGTCGGATGTGAGCGCTGAGAGCCTGACCAAGGCGCTCAAATTTCTCTCGACTGCCATGTTCGACGCCAAAGTCAAGGGTGGGGAAGGCAGCGCGGCGCTCAAGGCATTCGGAGTCTCGGCGCTGGATGCACAAGGGCAGATTCGTCCGACGGAGCAGGTGCTGTTGGACCTGGCTGAGAAATTCGCGGCCATGCCTGACAGTGCAGAAAAGGCAGCCCTGGCTGTCAAGCTGTTCGGCAAGAACGGACTGGACATGATTCCCATGCTCAACCAAGGGCGCGATGGGCTGACTGAAATGATGGAAGAGGCCAAGCGCCTCGGCCTGGTCATGTCTGCTGATGCAGCACGCGCTGCAGAGGAGTTCAACGACAACATGAAGCGCTTGCACGCGGTCAACGAAGGCGTTCAGCGCCAAATCGGATCCGCGTTGCTGCCGATCCTGGCTGACCTGACGGAGCAGATGTTCCTGGCCAAAACCGAGGCCGGAGGATTCACGAGTGAGTTGCAAGCGATCACGCACAACCGTCAGCAAGTCCTGACGTTCCTTGAGGAGGTCGCAACTGGTCTTGGGTTCATCGCCGAGTCGGCTGTACTTGCCAAGCGCGTGATCAGCCAACCGTTTGACAGTTTGTCTGTCGTCGCAAAGGACGTCGAGACTTGGATCAAGACAGATCTTCTTCGATCCATGAAGTCGATGGGTTATGACGAGGGACAAATCAATGCTGAAATAGCCAAACTGCAAGCAGCTCGCGATCGATTTGTGGAGGCCGCTAACGATCGATTGATGAATCTCAATGACAACCCTGGGTACGTCAACCGTATCGAAAAGTTCTTTGATGAACAGCGACGCACTGTTCGAGTCATGGGTCAGAGGTTTGTTCTGGATACTGCCGAGCAAGCCGCGCAGGTCCAGAAAATCTATGACGAATTCATTCCCAAGATGCCTCGTAAGCGGCCAAGTGGATTAGACCTAACAGGGTTTGAGAAGAACAACGAGGGCTTGCAGTTCTTGAAGCAACTTGAGCAGCGTGCGACGCGAGTAACTCAAGGTGAAGGCGCTGAACTCAGAGCGCGAGCTTTGGAGCTGGAACGCAAGGGATATGCGGGGGTGGTCAAGGAGGCCGAAAAGTACATCGACATGATCGAGCGTATGGAGAAGCAAAAGGAGGCCGACAAAAAGTTCGAGGAGTACGAGAAGGAGCTACAAAAGGCCCATCAAATCACCGAGAACTACATTGGCAACAACCGCCTCAAGCAGGAAGAGTTGCAGCTCAAGCGTCAGCTTCTGGACGTTGGCGAGATCGAGCGGGCTGCCTTGCAGACTCGCTTCGAGATGGAAAAGGCCGCAGTCATGGCATTACGCCAGGCCGAGCAAATCAACGATCCCGGGCTCAAAGCCGAGGCCATCGCTGCGATCAACGATGCCTTGGCGCGGCAGTTGCCGATCGTCGAGCAGCTCGCTCGGGCCAACGTGGAATACCAGCGCAGCTTTGACTATGGCCTTCGGAGCTCTCTGCGCACCTACATTGAGGACGCTACCAATGCGGCCAAGCAGGCTGAACGTGCCGTGACCTCCGCCTTCAAAGGCATGGAGGACGCGATGGTCCAGTTTGTAACGACCGGCAAGGTGGACTTCAACAGCTTGGCCAACTCGATCATCGCGGACCTGGTACGCATCCAGATCCAAAAAATGATCACCTTGCCTCTGGCCGGTTGGATGAGTGGACTGAATTTGTTTGGTGGTTCCAGTGGCGGTAACGGAATTGGTGGGGCATTCCCTGCTGGTGCCACTGACCTGATGTCAGGCGGAACGATGGTGGCTCACACCGGTGGATTGATTGGCAGTGATGTACTGGCAACTCGATCAGTCGGACTGCATCACTTTGATGGAGCGCAGCGGTTTCATACCGGTGGAGTGGTGGCGGGCGAAGTCCCCATCATTGCTCAGCCTGGCGAGGCGGTATTCACGCCTGGTCAGCTTCGATCGCTGGGAGGCGCACTGGCTAAAAACAATCCGTCACCAGTCAAGGTGGTGGTCAATGTCAACAACCACGCATCAGGCGTGGATGCTCGAGTTCAGACCAGCCAGCAGCCAGACGGCACCACCCGCCTGGATGTGATGGTTGAGCAGATCGAAGCACGTATGAGCCGATCTATCAACCAAGGTGTGGGTATAGCGCCCACTCTGGAGCGACGTTATGGCCTCAATCCCGCAGTAGGAGCCTTGCGATGAGTGATGTGACCTTACCGGCGGGGATTCCCGTATGGCCGGACACCTTGCCGTTGCCTCGTATTGAGGGATATGGGTTGGCCCCGCAGTCAAACGCCATTCGAACCGACATCGATTCAGGAGCCGCTCGGATGCGATTGCGATCTACCAGCACGCTCTACCGGGTTCGCTCAGAGTGGCGCTTCTCGCAAGAGGCGTTCGCAGTCTTTGATGCTTGGTGGATGCATGTGCTCAATCAAGGGGTGCTGTGGTTTGCGATGCCACTCACGGCTGGGTTGGGCGTTCAGGCGGTTCAAGCGCGATTCATTGCGCCATGGGACACCGAGCTTTTAGCGGGAAACAGGTGGCAGGTGAAAGCGCAACTAGAGGTGCAAGACTTTCCTCGGCTAAGTCCTGATGAGGTTCAGGTGGCCGCAGTACTTGGACCAGATGCCATCGCGCTGGGGGATCGCCTACATGCCTGGCTCAATCAAACCATCGTGGCATCGGACTACTGGTAGCCATAGACACTAAGGAAATCAATCATGACCCTCAAGACCCGGCTCGATCAAGCTGTGGGAACGATCGAGGGGGATGCAGGCTTACTCCATCAGATCGTCCACGGGGATGATCAGACAACCGTCACCACGCAAGGTGGTCAGGTCAAAAGTGTGGCCAACGTCATTCATGGAGTGCAGACCCAGCTTGATGCTTCCCGACAAGATCTGACCAATCAGGTTGCCACTGCAACTCAGCAAGCCACCAGCGCCGCGCAATCGGCCAGCAATGCCGCAAGCTCTGCGACGACAGCCAGCACCAAAGCAACGGCAGCCACTGATTCCGCGACCAGTGCTGCCAGCTCCGCTACTGCGGCGGCCACGTCGGCGGCGACTGCCAGCACCAAGGCCAGTGATGCCAGTAGCAGCAAGACGGCAGCAGCAGCGTCTGCCACCAATGCTGCGACGAGTGCCGCTAATGCGGCTGGTTCTGCGACTGCTGCTTCGACCTCAGCGAGCACTGCCTCTCAAAAGGCAACCGATGCAGCTGTAAGTGCCAGCTCCGCATCTGCCTCGGCACTCACGGCCACCAATAAAGCAGCGGACGCGCAAACTGCGTTGACTGCTGCGCAGGCGCAAGCCACCTTGGCATCCGATTGGGCGCAAAAGACCACGACCACAGTCGATGGTGCCGGTTATTCGGCTAAGTACTGGGCGGGTCAGGCGGCAAATTCTGCAGCCGTGGTCACCACCAATACGGTGATTCCGGCGGATGTCTTCACTGGTGATGGCGTCAAGACAGACTTCACTCTCTCACATCCAGTGGCGTACCCCGGCGCGTTGATGGTGACAGTGGCTGGTGTGCCTCAGGCCCCCATCGATGCCTATTCAGTCCCGACCACAACGACTCTGCGCTTTGTCTCGGCACCGACCAGCGGCGTGGCGATCAGTGTTCGATATTTGGACAAAGAGTCACAGTCTGGCGCAGCAGCTGCTCAAGAATGGGCCACCAAGACAAGTGGTGTTGTATCGGGGTCGACCGAATATTCGGCGAAATACCATGCGCAGGCTGCTGCCGCGAGTGCCACGTCTGCTGCACTTTCTGCATCAGCCGCATCGGGGAGCGCGACTGCGGCGGCGGGCTCGGCAACTACCGCCACGACCAAAGCTGCAGATGCTGCAACTTCGGCAACCAACGCTGCATCCTCGGCAACAACAGCCAGTACCAAAGCAACAGATGCAAGCGCATCGGCCACCAGTGCGGCAACCAGTGCAAGCGGGGCATCTACTTCGGCCACTACGGCGTCCAGTAAAGCCACGGATGCAGGCAATAGCGCATCAGCGGCAGCAGGCTCAGCAACAAGTGCGGCCAGCAGTGCCACTGTGGCTCAGGACTGGGCAACCAAGACGTCGGCACCGGTCAGTGGCAGCGACTACTCTGCGAAATACTACGCACAGTCGATTTCTGCCTCAGCAGCTACCGCCTCTCAAAAGGCGACAGACGCTGCAACGAGTGCAACAGCGGCGGCATCTTCGGCCACTGCGGCATCAAGCAAGGCTTCTGATGCAGCGACGTCGGCCACCAATGCTGCATCGTCGGCGAGTACGGCATCTGCCCAAGCAGTCGCGGCGGCAAGTTCGGCTACCAGCGCGGCATCGTCTGCCATGGCAGCGGCAGGTTCTGCAACAACGGCCAGTACCAAGGCTTCGGATGCAGGCAATAGTGCCAGCGCTGCAGCCACCTCGGCCAGCAATGCCAGCACTAGCGCTGCCAACGCGTCGAGTTCAGCCAGTGCTGCGTCTGTATCGGCGGCAACTGCCAGCACAAAAGCGGCAGAGGCTTCGACCAGTGCGTCGGCAGCAGCTAATTCGGCCACTGCTGCTTCTGGCAGTGCCGCCAGCGCAGCAAGTTCTCTGACTGCGTCTCAGACGCAAGCAACCTTGGCTGCTGACTGGGCGCAAAAGACGACTGGAACGGTTGATGGAAGCGGCTTCTCGGCCAAGTACTGGGCAGGACAAGCAGCAGGATCTGCAGCAGCGGTGACTGCCAATACGGTCATTCCAGCTGATGTGTTCACGGGCGATGGCGTCAAAACTGATTTCACGATCAGCCGACCTGTCGGATACCCGGGCGCACTCATGGTGACGGTGGCTGGGGTGCCACAAGCCCCCCTGGATGCGTACATCACACCGGCGACCACGACATTGCGTTTCACCTCAGCTCCGGCCAACGGGGTGGTGATCAGCGTGCGATACCTGGACAAGGAGGCGCAGTCTGGCGCAGCCGCAGCCGAAGAGTGGGCAAACAAGACGTCAGGCCCTGTTTCTGGATCGACCGAGTATTCAGCCAAGTACTACGCGCAGTCCATTGCTGCCAATGCTGCCATCGCAAGTCAGCAAGCAACCAGCGCGGCGAACTCGGCAACGGCTTCGGCGGGTAGTGCCACTGCATCAGCGAACTCTGCGACGGCTTCAGCCGCCTCGGCTACACAGGCCCAGAGCTACATGAGCCAGGCGCAGGGATATGCCGCTGCGGCGGGCGGATCCAACGTCGCTCCGCAGGTCTTTACAGGCAACGGTTCGGCTACGGATTTCAGTCTGAGCACAGCAGCATCCAGCGTCCATAAATTGATCGTGACGGTCAATTACGTGGTCCAGGACTCGCTCGATGCCTACGTCCTGGTCAATTCCGGGGCGACTTTGCGATTCACATCGGCACCAACCGCCAGCGCGCGGATTGTGGTGCGTTACATCTAACTAGGAGAAATCATGGCGATTACGCGCATCCCCAAAGCGGGGTTGGATGATGCTCTGCAAACTGAGCTGAACGGCAAGTTGGACAAGGCTGGTGGAACCATGACAGGTTCCATCACGATGACCAACGGAGCCCTTTTCAAGAGCAGTGTGACAGGCGACGATGCCCGCAACACGGGCTACAAGATGGGCGATGGTCAGGACATCGGTGAGATGAACCGTTCGAGCCAGTATTACGACGACCGTGCAAGCAATTGCAACGGCTATCTGCCTAACGGCAACTGTGCCGGTAATGGCAACTGGAACCCGCCAAATGGCAACTGGTGGACTTGGGGCGTCAGTGGTGTTCCTACCGGCAATTGCGCCAACTGGGGAAGCTATGACGGAGCAGGCGGTACGAGCCAGGTTTTCAATGCGGTGTCTGTAGGGTTCAACTACGACGGGTACTACGAGGCGGCCAATGAAATTGGCGGATCGGAATACCACCGCTGGTATCGGAATTGCAATTGCGGTGCATTCAATTGCCGAACCAACTGCAATTGCAACTGCGCTTGCTGTGGCTGCTGCTGAGGAGGTGAGATGAAGGTCTATATCACCCGCCCCCCCGCCTATGCCAGTTCACCTGATCACGTCGTGCGTGTTTTTGTGGATTCGGCCAGGAAGCATGTCGGAGTGGAGATGTGCATTGTTTTCTCGCCCAACCCCAGCGAGCCATTGCCCGATGACGAATCCGTCCTGCAAAGCGGCGAGAAGTTTTACAAGGTCATCGCAGTCAGTGAGTTTGACTATGAGTTGCTCAAAAAAAGCACCGGTTGGGCAGATCGTCAAGCTTGGCATCTGACTTTCCGATGGGACGTTCGATCCTTTACCGATCCGATCCCACTCTATACCTACTCGATGGCAACCAAGATGTCTGCACCCGAACTGTCGCGAACGACTTATCAGAACAACCTATCCGTAGGGTTCGTGGTTCCGTTTGCAGACTCGTTGTTCGAGGAGTGCGCAGTGACCGTGAACATCAACCCCGATGTGAACAAAGGCGATTGCGTGGTTCTTGGGGTAGATGCGTCGGACATTGAGCGCACAGACTATTCAGCCAGCGCCCAGGTGCGCGAGTTGATCTTGCTGCCTGGTGTTCAAGTGTCTGCCCCTGCGAGCTGCACAGCTAACGGACAAGTCGATGTGCATTTGCAGGTTGTAGATGCCAACGACCAGCCCCTTGAGCGCGATGCAGAGATTTTTCTGGAGACAGTCAACGGTTACCTGCCCAAGACCCGAATCAAAACAGTCAATGGACAGGCCATCGTTCCTTTCCTGGCGTTGGGACTGAATGACGGAGACTCGGCTCGCGTCAAGGCTGGGTTCAAGTATTTCAGCGGAGCCTCTGATGCGTCCATCCAGATCCGTGACTAAGGAGCTGTTTGGCGCGCGGGTGTACGTTGGAATGCACTCCTTTGATCCTGAGTTGATGACGACGATGTGTATTCAGGCGCTGGCCTTGCATGAACACACCAATCCTCACGGTATGCCTTGGTCGCGAAGCACGCGAGAAAGTCTGCATCTGATGCCTGCATTTGATCCAGTCATCCGGTTGATCGAGAGTGTTGTAGCGCAGGAATACGGCTGCAGTGTGAGCGAAATGACAGGACGCGAGGTAGTGGTCAAGCGGGGTCAGTGCTTGCCATTGCACTGCGAGGATACGGATTTGTCTGCGGTGTTCATCCTAAGCACCCAGGCACAACCGGATCCCTCGCGCAGCGACTACTCCGGAGCCTTTGTGCTGGTCAATCCGAGTGGAACATTCGGTTTCAAGAACTTGCCGTGGGAAGGCTTGCGATCGGAATTGATCTATCCGGCATCAGGAATGCTCCTGATCTTTCCCAGCTACTTGGCGCATCACACCCACCCCTATAACGCAGAGGAGCCCGCCGTTGAGTTGCACTTTGAACTCAGCGTGGCCGATAACCATGCAAATCAACGTTTACGACAACCTAGCTTCCCCCGATCTCTTTGAAGCTGCCCGCGTGTGGCTTCTAGCTCAAAGCCCGATCTTTGGCTGGCGCGCTCATGCTCAGGCCCCTGGTACGTTTTGGCATCGAAACTTTGTGTTGCCTGGAACGCATCAACACCACTATGACGATGGTGCATGGAATTCGGATTTGAGCTATGAGTCCTTTTTGAAAAATTCAGGCCCCTTTGCCGATGTAGCGGAAATAGTTCGACGCGAGCATTTTGGAGATGTCGCCTTGACTCGTGTTTGGGCGAACTACCAGACATTTGGCGATGAATCCGCATTTCATCGTGACTTCCCGGCGCAGTACTCAAAATCGGCCCGCACGGCGATTTGGTATCCGGTGATGCGTTGGGATCGCGACTGGGGAGGCGACTTTGTCACCCTTGATGAAGAAGGCGAGGTGAATGCTTGTACCTTGATCAAGCCCAATCGTCTGGTGGTTTTCAACGGAACACAAACACACGCAGCTCGACCGATATCCCGGTATTGCAACGAGCTGCGCATTGCTGTCTCTTTTGGATGCGAGGTTACCCATGATTGAACATTTATGGAGTACGCCTGTCCTGCATGAAGCCTCGCCATTCGCAGCGGACCAGATCAATGAGCTGAAGACGTTCACGACGGAGCGCTTTAAGAATCACAAGGCCCATCCTCCGCGACATGCAATGCCTGATGTGCCAGTGAAATTGCGCACCCAATTGAACCTCTTTTTGCCAGAGCATGAAATGCAGGCCCCACCTGTCTGGTTTGAGTTCAAAAAGTGGGTCGATAAGACCTACCGTACTTATTTGCAAGAGGCTCACGGGGTCAGGAATGCAAGTGAACTCGATGTGCTGGCGCGCTGCATTCCTGTCTGCTACCAAAAGGGGATGCGGGCTCAGCCGCACTATCACCACACAGGTGACCACGTTCTTTGCCTGTACCTCGACTGTGGCCGAGAACGAAGTCCTCCACAGGACCGTGATTGGACGGTCGGAGATGGAGAGCTGCTTTTACAGGACCCCCGCCCGATGGCGGGGTTTCCGTTTTGGGAAAAGGTTCGATACATCGAAACAACTCCTGGGTTGTTTGTTTTGCATCCCTCACGGATATGGCACGAGACCAATCCCTTCAACTCCCCCAGTGGGGAGCGCGTCCTGTTGGTCGTCACCTTCCGCGTGGCCTCCCACAACTACACAGAGCTTTACACCCGGCTATGAGCTGGGCAGGAGATGACCTTGATTGAGAAAACCATAGAGCTCGTTGATGACGAGCATGTCTTGTTTACCGTAACAGTCTTGGATGGTGAGCGCATCCGCTCCCGCCGTGAATATCACTTGGCCAAGTTTGCACACCAGAGTGCGCAGGAGGTGTGCCGTCAGGCATGCCCTGAGGCTTTTGCCGATGAACCGGCAATGCAAAGTGCAGGTGCGTGATGGCTAGATTTACTTTGCACGCGCGCAATCGCGCCAATGAGCCAGTCCAGCTGATTTACGACAACCAAACCAGTGAGCTTCTGGCCGAGGACCTTACTCCCTGGCCACTGGCCTACATTGAAAAATCATGGACAGTCGGTCACATTGAAGCGGTTAGCCTTACCCATCCTGGTCGAAAGACCAGCCCCAAGGTATTGAAAATTCAGCTTGGTCTGTCGTGCAACTACTCGTGCGACTATTGCAGCCAACGGTTTGTTCCTCATGCGCAAGAGACCACGCAAGCAGACGTACCTCAATTTTTGAGGCTGCTTGAGGATAGTCTCGACCAAGCACCCGAGCGAATTGAGTTTTGGGGTGGCGAACCGTTGGTTTATATCAAGACCCTGCGCCCTTTGGCTGAGGCGCTCAGGCAGCGGTATCCGTCAGCATCATTTGGCATCGTCACCAATGGCTCTTTGCTGAATCCGGAGGTCAATGAATGGCTGGATGCATTGGGCTTTGGTGTGGGCGTTAGTCACGACGGTCCAGGTCAACCTGCTCGTGGCCCAGACCCTCTGGCAGACGAATCCAGCCGCGCCGGAATTCTGGATCTTTACAAGCGGCTCTCTCCTCAGGGGCGAATCTCGTTCAATGCCATGGTCCATCGCACGAACACCAGTCGGGAAGAGATTGCCAAGTACTTCTTGCAGTTGACTGGCGATCCGACGATTTCGATCGGCGAGGGAGCCTTCGTTGATCCCTACGATGCGGGGGGTCTGGCAAATTCGCTTCAATCGAATGAGGAGGCCTTCGAATTTCGCAGGCAATCGCTGGATGAAATTCGTCGTGGGCGGATTGTTCATCTCGATATTGCTCGTTCTCGTATGCGCGAGTGGGCTCGAAGCATCCTGGAGAGACGTCCGGCCAGCGTGTTGGGTCAGAAGTGCGGGATGGACAGTCCTGACCAGATCGCCGTCGATCTCATGGGCAGTGTGCTTACTTGTCAAAACGTGAGTTCGGTGTCTATTGCGCCTAACGGTCAGTCGCATCACATCGGGCATATTTCAAAGTTGTCGGATGTGGCACTCGACACCTCGACGCATTGGTCTGAACGATCAGAGTGTCTTGGCTGCCCTGTGCTTCAAGCTTGCAAGGGCGCATGCATGTTCTTGGAAGGACCGTTGTGGACAGCGGCCTGCGACAACGCGTATTCGGATCATGTGCCATTTTTTGTGGCTGCCATCGAACATCTGACGGGTTGCGCTGTGCAACGCATCGAAGGGGTTCTGCCGCAAGCCAGGTCTGACGTCTTTGGATTCGATGCCAAAGCCAATCAATCAGCCTCCAGAAAAGTCATTCCCATCAAGGTGTCAAATGCCTGATCAAGCTCTTTCAGCAGCATTGCGTGAGGCATATGCCAGTGCGCCCAACGACGTGGTTATTTTGCATACCTTGGAGATCCGGCACCCGGACTTTAGAGACGATGCAGGTAATACGACCGCGATCCGCGTGGTTCGTGATCAGCAAGACTTGCTTGCAAGGCTTGAGGCGTCAGCGCCAATCAATGCAGGCCAGCAGGTTCAGTTTGTAGCCATGGGATTTGAGCTGGATCTGCCGCCGGTAGATATTGCGCCTGTTCCGGAAATTGCGATCACCCTGGACAACGTCACCCGTGAGATCGTGAAGCACTTGGATGAGGCGTCAGTTTCGGAGTCACCCATTGAAGTGACCTACCGTCCGTACCTTTCCAACGATTTGAGTGGCCCACAGATGGATCCGCCCATCACGTTGGTGATCACCGAGGTGGAGGCGGACGTGCAGCGGGTCACGGCCAAGGCACGGATGGCTGACATTGGCAACAAAACCTTCCCGTCACGCCTGTACACCGCAACTGAGTTCCCTGGATTAGCACGATGACGAAAGAAGACTCGCCGAGTTGGGCGATCCAATACATCGGTCGTCCGTGGATTGCAGGTGAGAGAGGCCCCGAGTCATTTGACTGCTGGGGCCTTTTTCTTTGGGTCCAGAAGACGCACTTCAGTCGTGAATTGCCTGTGATCCCGGTGGATGCACTGAATCTGCGGACGGTCCTGCACACGTTCAAAACTCACCCTGAGAGGCAACGTTGGGCTGTGGTCGATGTGCCACAGCAGGGTGATGCGGTCTTGATGCGTCAGTCTCGACACCCTGTTCATGTGGGCGTATGGGTCGAGGGAGACGGTGGCGGCGTTTTGCACTGTGCCCAGCAGGCTGGAGTGGTGTTTCAGCAACTGAATTCTCTGGCCAGTCACGGCTGGCAGGTGGAGGGGTATTACCGATGGAAGGAATCGCCATGACAAGCACTTGCATGTCAGGCCTACCCAGTCCTGGACTGGTCATTTGGATGCGAAATCCGTTCGAGCCCAGTGATCGGCAGGTGAGCCATGTGTTTGGATCGCCCACGATCGCACAGTGGATGAGTCGTGATGGCGTTGAACTCGACCAGCCCACCTTGATCCTGAAAAACGGGCAGCCAGTACTGATGGCGCATAGGGCGGTGACGCCGATAGATGCAGGAGACGTCGTAGCTTTGGTCACACTGCCGCAAGGCGGTGGAGGTGGCGGCAAGAATCCGCTGAGAACCGTGCTCATGATCGCCGTGCTGGTCGTCGCAAATGCGTATGGCGGCGCTCTGGCTGCGTCAATGGGGTATTCAGGCACGCTAGCGACGGCGGTGGCGTCAACTGCGATTGCAGTGACGGGCTCTGTACTTGTCAATGCCCTGGTGCCGTTGCCAAATCAGGCCTTGCCCTCGGCATCAGCCAACACCACATCCCCCAGCCCGACATACTCCTTGCAAGCGCGGGGTAACTATGGACGCTTGGCGCAACCCGTGCCTGTGATCTATGGCCGTCATCTGGTGTACCCAGATCTGGCCACCATGCCCTATACGGAGTACGAGAACAATGAAGAATATCTCCATCAACTGCATGTCATCGGTGTAGGCCAGTTCCAGTTTGAGGAGCTGTCCATTGATGACAGCCCGATCAGCTCGTTCGCAGAGGTGCAAGCGCAGGTGATTGAGCCAGGCGGCCAGAACACATTGTTCAATCCTGATGTGGTTACGGCCCCGGAGGTCTCGGGACAGGAGTTGATTGCTGTTAGCGATACCGGAGCCATCGTTGGCCCCTTTGCCCTAAATCCGGTGGGTACACAGATCAATCAGGTCGGTGTCGATGTGGTGATGTTGCGCGGTCTCTACTATGCCAATGACAGTGGTGCATTGGAAAGCCGATCGGTGCAGTGGCGGGTTGAGGTGCGAAGCATCAACGATGATGGGGATGCCATCTCGGGTTGGCTTCATTTGGCAGACGAGACCTACTCAGCTGCAACCAATACCGCGCAGCGCCTGTCTTTCAAGTATTCGGTGGCACCTGGGCGTTATGAGATCCGCCTGCAGCGCCTTGATGCACGGGATACCAGCAATCGGGCTGGTCATGAGTTGCGTTGGGGGCAAGCCAAGGGTTATTTGGCTGGATCCCAACTGCCCACTGATCTGACTTACTTGGCGCTCAGGATGCGCGCTACCGACAACTTGTCACAGCGTTCCTCACGGTTGGTCAACTGCCTGGTGACGCGCAAGCTCTCAAGTTGGAGTTCAAGCTCTGGGTGGTCTGCGCTGCAACCCACCCGGTCGATTGCGTGGGCCTTCGCGGATGCTGTTAAGTCCAGCTACGGCGCAGGTCTGCCTGACCGGCAATTAGACTTGTCAGCCTTGGCGCGGTTGGATGCGGCGTGGTCTGTTCGAGGGGATACCTTCAATGCAGTGTTTGATCAGAACCAGACGGTGTGGGACGCCTTGGGGCAGATTGCCCGGACTGGGCGTGCCGTGCCGTTTTTGCAAGGCGGGATTGTTCGCATCGTTCGCGATGAACCCAAGACCATCCCGGTGGCGCTCTTTTCTGCACGAAATATCGTGCGCAACAGCTGGAAGATTCAGTACCTGATGGCAGGCGATGCGACAGCGGATGCTGTCACGATCGAATACGTCAACCCCAAGAGCTGGAAGCCTGACGAGTTCACAGTGGCGTTGCCTGGATCCCAGGCTGTCAAGCCTGCTCGCGTGAGATTGTTTGGCTGTACCGATAGGGCTCAGGGCGTTCGAGAGGGTAAATACATCGTGGCGGCCAATCGATATCGCCGACGAATCGTGACCTTCCGCACGGAGCTGGAAGGTTTGATTCCAACCTATGGAGATTTGATTGCGCTCAGTCACGACATTCCGCGATGGGGTTTGAGTGGAGAGGTCTTGAGCTGGGACAGTCAAACGAGGACTGTGCGGTGTTCTGAGTCGCTGAGTTGGCAGTTAGGAGCCGTTCACTACCTGGTTCTGCGAAAGCCAGATGGCTCGGTCTCCGATGCCATTGAGGTCACGCAGGGGGCAACTGCTGCTCATGCCATCCTGAAAGCTCAGCCCGGGTTTGAGCCACAGATCAGTGCTGACCGTGAGCGAACGCATTTTGCTTTTGGTGTCGGGCAGTCCTGGTCTCAGCTGGCGCGTGTCATGAGCGTCAAGCCCAGGGCTGAGCAGGTCGAGCTGACTTGCGTGGCTGAGAACGCGTTGGTGCATACCGCCGATCAATCCTGAACTGAACCTGATTTTTTAACCACCCGCCGAGGAGCAATCCCGGCGGGTTTCTTTTTGGAGAAACGAATGCCAGAACCGACAAGTAGTGGAGTCGCAGGAGCGGCAGTGGCTTACAAGGCCTTCGGCGGAACGGCGGCAGCAGTTGCCAGCGGAGCCACCTTGGCCGCCGTGGTGGTCATGCTGATGACTCCACCGCGAAACAAACGTGAATGGGCTGTCGGCTTGATCAGTACGGTGGTGTCCAGCATTGGCGGTGGTGCTTTCACTGTAGAGCATTTCGGTCTGCATCACTGGGCTTTCTCATTCATGGGGCTATGTGCTCTGGGTGGGTTGATCTTTGCGTGCGGCTTGCCGGGGTGGGCGATGGTTCGTTGGACCTTTGCATTCATTGACAAGCGTCGAGACGATTCGATCGAAGAGGTGGCCAAAGACGTGAAGGAGCTGCTATGAAACCGATTGAATTCATCGCATTGATCGGCTCCTCTGCGCAGGCAACGGCCAAGCGTACGGGCGTGTTCGCCAGTATCACGATCGCGCAGGCAGCGTTGGAGTCCGGTTGGGGTGAGTCTGGCCTGGCCAAGGTGGGGAAGAACCTCTTTGGCATCAAGGCCGATAGCCGCTGGAGGGGGGAGACCTTGATTCTTCAGACCAAGGAATTCATCCGTGGCCAGTGGGTTGTGGTGCCTGCCAAGTGGCGCAAGTACGCCAGCTGGCAAGAGAGCATTGATGACCACGCAGCCTTCCTCAAGCAAAACCCGCGCTATCAACCATGCTTCCAATGTTTGACGGCTCAGGCATTTGCACAAGCGCTGGCCAAGGCTGGGTATGCCACGGATCCAGGCTACGCCAACAAGGTGATCGGACTCATGAATCAGCACAAGCTGCAAGCACTGGATGGAGGTGCTCCATGAACTGGCTCACCAAATTCTTCTTCGCCAATTGGAATTACCTGATGGGCGGACTTGTACTGCTGATGGTTTTTATCTGCGGAGTACAGGTCGGTGAATCCCGCATCAATCGGGAATGGGACTCCGAGAAGTTGCGAGCAGCGCTGGTCATTGCCAAGCAAGAGCAGCGTGTCGAAGACATCCGTCAATCACAAACTCAAATCAATCAGGGAATTTCAAATGACTATGCGAAGAACACCAAGGTGCTGGCAGGTCGTCAGTCTGATTCTCATCCTATCGGGATGTGCGACTACGCCACAACCAGTGGCAACAGTGTGCCCGCCATTTCCGATACTGCCCAAGGAGCTGCAGTCCCCGCCACCTACTCTCTATTTGCTTCCGATGCAGATGCGAGGGGAGTGAGTTGCAAGCAGCTTGAAACAGATGCGGCACAGACCACCCTCATGCTGCTCGAAGTGCAGCGCTGGTATCAGAAGCAATCAGCTCTTTACCCATAAAAAGGCCCGGCTTGTCATTTGACAGGTCGGGCCTTTTTTGTTTTTGGGCTATGAGTTGAATAGGAATAAATATGCACTTTAACCTTTCGTAGTGAGCCTCTGATTTGTCAGAGTGTCCCGTCTGCCCTGACAACTGTAGCAACCCCAGTCCGCCTCCATATTGCTTAACTTGTTGGCGGAACGCAATTACGAGGCGGTCAAGAAGATAGGGCTATAGCGCTGTACCGATGAACATTGATTAAGTATGATCTAACTGTTGATCAGCATCACTGGATTCGAAAGCACTATGAATCAAGAAAAGAAGTGGCCTCAAGTTGGTGAAACGCTTACTCACACATACAGAAAAAAGCCCGGGAGGGTTGAGGCTGAAGTTGTTTCCGTAGACAAGAAAAATGGCGCGATTTCTTTGCGCATAGGGAAGCAGATCTACCCCTCCTTGTCTTCAGCTGCCGAAGCAATGTCCGGAGCCGCAGCAAATGGTTGGATTTATTGGGGGCTAAAAAAGCAGCGCCCAAAAAATATAGCCTGAGATTATCTGTATAAGTCGGACCTTCTTTTTTTGGCTCTTGATTTCTTGCTTGTCACCTGTCTGGTTGTATAGGTCATGAACAAATTGCGCTCTTTTGAAGCGTATTAATATTTGGGAGTTTATCGGTGAGTTATTACAAAACTAATGCAGTCTACGGGCTCCTCGAACTGGAAAAAGAGCATCCCTTTGTGTGGGTGTCTGGAAACGCATGGATGCTAGTTTATGGCGATCAAAATGCTTCTCCTAAAGCCCTTGTTTTGGCAGTTGGGAGTTCTTGGGATATTCAGAAAGACGTGGTGCGTGTATCAAAAAAAATAGCGCAAAAATCTGGTATTCCACTCTTTTTTGTCAAGTTTGATGATGGCGTCGATGCGATTGAAAAGGTTAGGTTTAGTCAGCCCGGTCATATTCCGACAGAATTGACTCTAGATGAACTGAAAGAAGAGTTTGCAAAAACCGGTTTACCGGTAAAAGACGGATATTGCGGGAAAAGTGTCAACGACGCCACAAGTAGTGCTTACCACAACTGGCAGCGAGCCAATCTTGGGGCAATCAAGGTCACCGATATCGATTTGGTTAGATTGGATAGTAATGGCGAACCGATTGAGGTACTCGAACTTAAAAGATCTTTTTACTCCCTTCAAGATTGGAAGCCTTATCAAGATGACTTTGTCAACTTCAATCTGCTTTTGTCTGTATGTCAACAAGCTGATATGAAGATGAATATTGCATACAACGTCCGAGAAACGAAACCCGTTTTTAAGGATGACGCCTCTCGATTCGCTATTTTTTCATTCTCTTCACCAAGCGCCCCTAAAAAAATTGGATTGGTTAATTATTCTGATTTTTTGAAAGGGGACTATTAATGACGCATAGTCGATTTTAATTTTGACAGATCTCGCCTGAGGGTGATTAAGCGCGTTACTTTACTACCTCCATCAGTCGCCCGAAACTATCTACTACGTCATACCTAACATTTTCAGGAGCGAAGCGACGGTTCATTTCATCGAAGAATTTGCGGGCGCATTTGATCTTGGTTTTCTCAATTTCGCGTAGATCCATCGACGACATCGATCCTTTGGTTTCGGCCACGAAGTAAATGTGCTTAACAGAACCTTCTTTGAATGAGATGGCCCAGTCGGGGTTGTAGTCACCAACAGGGGTCGGAATCAGAAAGCCGCGTGGCAACTTAGCGTACACAACGACTTCATTGCTGGCTTCCAACCCTTCGGCAAATTCGCGCTCGGGCTTCGAACCTGAGTCAGGCAGCACGAAATCGTAGATGTGGTGCTTAGGTGTTTTGACCGCGTTACTGAAGTCCTGCTTGGTTTGCCCGGCGGTGAAAATGTCGAGATCGAACTTGTCCTCGACTGGATCATAGGCTAGGTGCTCGATGATGACGGTGGCCTTCTGCTCGTTGATTAAGCGAGTCGCCTCCACAATGAAGCTTTCGGGATTGGACTTGAAGTGCGCGAATACAGCGGCGTTGAGTCCCTTTAGGATATCAGTCACCGTGCGCCGTGTCAGCTGAGTGCCTTCAGCTAGCTTGCCGATCAAATCGTACTTGACCGATGAATGAATTGAGACGCGATTGGCTTCTGTTTCAGAGTCCTTCAATTCGAATGCTTTACCACCTTTTATCCCATCGTATGTCACGGCGGCGGCCTGTTCTCCGTGCTGTATGGTGTACTGCAACGGGGTGACTCGTAGTCCAGTATTTTTATCATTGAGGGCGTTAACCGCCTTCTGCACCAGTTCATCGGAATCGAAGTCAACGCTGTACGCTGCCTTGTGATTGATTCGATTCCAGAGCTCTTTGAACGCCTGCTTTTCGAAATTGGCGTTTAGCGGGTTCTTTTTGGGTTTACGATCGTCGCAAATTTCAGGCAACTGACTTTCGCTGAACACACTGTCTATCAGCTTGAAGACCTGCTCGGCGTGCGGTGTCAGCTCCGGCGGGAGAGCAGCAAGCGTACCGTCTTTCTTGGCTTCGTGATAGACGCTGGTGATGCGATCTGTCTCGTCGGTGTAGTCGTTCTTGAGCAGGTACTTGTAGATCTGCTTTGCGAGCTGCGATGTAACTTCGACATCGCCAGACTCTGTCTTCAGCACTTTGCCGGTGAAGTATGACTCGTCCGCCACACGCGGGCGTGCCGATAGCGACTCGCTGATGTCCTTCTGCAGCGCCGCGACAAAGTCCTTGTAGCTCTCGCTGGCCACCACGGTCAGAACGTTCACGTCGTGTACCGTGGCTGGGTGATCCATCCGATCACCGCTTTGGTTGACACATAGCCGCAAACCGCGCCCTACCTCCTGGCGGCGTGAAATTGTGTTGTCACTGTGCTTGAGCGCACAGATCACGAACACGTTCGGGTTATCCCAGCCTTCACGCAGTGCGGAGTGTGAAAAGATAAAGCGCACTGGCTCAGCGAAGGAGAGTAGACGCTCTTTGTCTTTCAGGATCAAGTCGTAAGCATCTACGTCGTCGGACAGCCCCGCGTTTTCGCCACGCGCTGCGACCGTTGGATCGGCCAGTCGTTTACTCTTCTTGTCGATAGAAAAGTAGCCGCTGTGAGTCTTGTCGGCAGAAATGTCTTTGAGGTACTTGATGTACTCCGTCTCCTCTAGATCCAGCACCTCGTTGAGGTATAGCTGGTACTCCTCCTCGAAGATGCGGGCATATTCGCCCTTCTCGTCTGGGGCGGAGTAATCCCGATACTTGGCTACTTCGTCGATGAAGTAGAGTGTGAGCACCTTCACTCCTTGCTGGTACAGCGCCTGTTCTTTGTCGAAATGAGCCTTGATGGCCTCGCGGATCTGGATACGGCGCAAAGCAGCCTCAGTTACATCACCGGTCGCATCCCCGACTGTGAGTTCAACCCCGTTGGTGAAGCTCAATGTGTCGGAATTTGCATTGATATCAGCGACGACAAAACCGTCTCGGTACTGATTGAGTCCGTTCGACAGATCGAACAGGTTGTCGCCCTTGGAGAGTTTTCTTAGGACGCGCTTGATGTCGCCGCCGACCAGCTTTTGTTCAAACTCAACACGCGCTTCAGGAGGCTTCTTGCTCGATATCTCGATGGACTGCAGGTACAGATAGCCCGCCGTGCCCGCTAGCCCTTTCACCGCGATGCCGCGTACCGCTATTTTCTTAACCAGTTTCTGGTTATAGGCGTCTAGCGCATCGAGGCGGTGGATTTTGTTATGTATGGTCTTGTGGGTAGCCGAATACCGCAACACCATCAGCGCTTTGAACTCCTCCAGTGACTTCAGCGTCGCCGAACCCTCCATCTTCTGCGGCTCATCCAAAATCAAAATGGGGCGATTGGCGCTGATCACATCTATCGGCTTTCGCGACTGAAAGTCATCCAGTACGTCATAAATCCGGCGGTTATCGGCTCCCCGTGCAGCGAAGGCTTGCACGTTGATCACCATCACGTTAATCCCCGCGTCCGACGAAAAACTCTCCAGGTGGTGCAGTTGCTTCGAGTTGTAGATGAAGAAGCGCGCCTTCTTCTGATACGCCTCAAGGAAGTGCTCGGAGGTGATCTGTAGCGACTTGGCCACACCTTCACGGATGGCGATACTCGGCACCACTATTATGAACTTGCTCCATCCGTACTGCTTGTTCAGTTCAAAGATGGTTTTGATGTAACAGTAGGTCTTGCCAGTGCCAGTCTCCATCTCAATGTCGAGGTTAACTTTGGCCACTTTAGTCTTGGCTATTGCGTCCGACACTGGCAGATTCTGACCTTGCTGCACAGTTCGAATGTTGTCGAGCAGCGTTGCGTCCGGTAACGTGAAGTCTGCGTTACGGAACGCAGCCTCCTTTTCTGCGGTGGCTTCCAGCGCGAGTGCCGTTTGCGGGCTCGCTTGGGCGGTTTTCTGGTTGCCAGGATCGAGCCGATAGCGAATTCCACCGTGATGCGGAGCCTGCCCTTTGAAGCAGTCAACTACTGCTTGCACAGCTGCAGTCTGGTAGGCCTGCGTCTTGAATTTCAGCTTCATCGTAGCCTCCTTAGATGCACTTCACTTCGGTGGCAGGCGACGAGAGCTTGAAGATTTGCTCCACGTTGATCTTTACCGCGCTGTCTTTGAAACCTGCATCTCGAAACACCACGCGCAGCGGTTGGTGCTTGGTTAGTTCCTTCACGAAAGCTTCGTCGATGCCTCCGTGCGCGTCAAAGCAGGCTGCTAGTGCGTTGTCATCGACAAAGAACACATCCTTGCCTTGAATAGACTTCTTAGTAATCGGGAGCGCAAGATCAACGCCCCAGTCCAGCATTACTTGGAACAGCAAGTCTTCTGCTGTCCGGTCAGGCTTAATGTTGTCAACAAATAAGTCAAGATTCGCCTTTTCTAGCGCATCGGGTGCGTAGTAGACGTCCGCCATATTGGATGTATCAACTTTCAGTAGGCGGAATCCCAAGTCAAGATCCGTACCTCTTGTAGACAAGATTTCGGAGAAATCTTCTCGAATTTTTTGTGCGGCTCTGCGGATGCGATTTTTCCCGATTTCGGAAACTACAGAGTACCCAAGCTTCTTGGCATCGGACTTCTCGTCACACTCCTCAGGCAATTGAACCATTATGAATCGGCGATTTTCGCCATCTTCTGCATTCAGCAGCATAAGCGCATGCGCCGCCGTACATGAGCCAGCGAAGAAGTCAATCAATATATCGTCATTTTTACAAACTGATTGAATTAATTTCTTGGCCACTTGAACCGGTTTTGGTGTGTCAAAAGGAATATTAAGTTCGGAAAGTAGGGCGTCGTCACTACCGCCGTAATAAAGCAGCGAAGGGATGTTTTCGAATAAATTATCTTTTAACCGATACTTTCTTGTTGGCTGCGTTTTTTCGTCCGAGCCAAAAATAATCATTCCAGACTTCAGGAGTTCTTGCATTGTTGCTGGAGGGTTGCGCCAGCCCCGTTCGGGAACAGGACATTCCTTTCCTGTTTTGGGATGAATTAGCGGAATAAAGTAATCTTCCGGAGCTTTTTTCTTATTTGGCCATGCCATAGAAACCGGACGAAATACATCGCCGTTATCGTCAATTTGGTTGTATGCTTTTTCGCCACCAGTAAGGTCTTGCTGGTTTATCCAGTCTTTGTATTCCTTTCTTGCCTTATCAGTGACTCCTCCTTCTTTTCCAATAATCTGTTTTGCCTTTGCCAGCATCCTTCCCGCATTTTCCTTCGGTCGTTGAAATTCGCAGGTTTCCTTGAAATACTCCCGATCTTTGCAGTAGATGCAAATTAGTTCGTGCTGTTGAGCAACTCCTGTTGCATCGCCTTTGGGATTTCTTTTATCCCACACAATCGTACCGAGATTATTTTTTTCACCGTATATTTCGGCAAGAAGTTTCTCCATATTCGGATATTCGTTTTCGTCGATATGAATTACGATGAGTCCATCGCTTCGCAGCAAATTGCGAGACAACTTTAGTCTGGAATACATCATGGACAGCCAGTCCGAATGAAAGCGTCCGTTTGTTTCGGGATTCGCTGTCAGCCGATTTCCTTTGCTATCGACTTGATTTGATCGGAGAAAGAACTCAGAGATTTCATCCGCAAAATCATCGGAATAAACAAAATCGTTGCCGGTGTTGTATGGCGGGTCGATGTAGACCATTTTGATTTTCCCGAGATAAGCTTCTTGAAGTAACTTCAACGCGTCGAGATTGTCTCCCTCGATAAAAAGATTCTTGGTGGCGTCGAAATTGACACTCTCCTCAGTTTGCTCGCCTTTTGAGCCTTTTGAGCCTTTTGAGCCTTTTAACGTACGTACTGGACGGAGCGTTTTTGCAATCGGTGCATTGGCCGTAAGCAGTGCCTCGCGCTTACCCGGCCAATTAAGGTGGTAGCGCTCCTGGGGTCCCTCAACAATCGAATCAGCCAGTTCCTGACGAAGTTGATCAAAATCCACAGCCAGTTTTATATTGCCGTCTTCACCCTCGGTTTCAGTCACGCAGCCTGGAAACAATTCGTGAATGCGGGCAATGTTGTCCTGCGTGAGATTGGGTGAATGCATTTTTAGTTTGTCCATGTTCATTCCTTCAGCCGCTGTACTACCGATATTGGGGGGTCAGCGGCTCAATTGTTCAAGTTCAGATTTCAGTTGCCGTAAGGTCGCGTTGATCTCGACCTTACGATTGAATTGCTTTTCCTTTGCTAGCCTTGTTTGGGTCTTCTCGACGTCGCGCCGCATGCTAGTCGCCAGTTCGACACGCGCAATCAAGTCCGGCAAGGTTTCCTTCGGGCGCGCTGACATCGGCAACAGGTTTTGCAGCAGGGCCGCGTACAGCTGGGCCATGTCGAGAGCTAAAGGCATAGCGGTGCGAGTTGTGGCTGCAGGCATCCAGTTAGAGGTGAAATAGCTTGACAGTACCCAGCGATTGGCATCGGCTTCTCTTGGACGCTTATAAGTCGCAGCCACCTGAGTTTTCGCCTGATCGCCGTGACCTTGGTTCAGTTCAAACAGGATCGGGAACTGCACCGCGTCATCAATGCAGCGCAATATTTCTTCATGTAGTTCGGTGGATTTGAGCTGGATGCTAAAAATCTGAATCTCCGGCACGCCGGGTCGCGCAAGCAAGTTGATCGTTTCTGGAGCAAGCTTGTATTGCCAGACGATCTGCTCAACTTGTTCGACGAACAAATCCTTTAGCCGGGTATTGGCCCCGCTGTGCTCGTAGATTTTGTTCTTGGGCAAAATGCGCCCGAAGGCTGCCTGTTTGGGATAGGCGAACAGTGTCGGTTGATGTTGTGTGATTGCGTTTTGACTCATCCAGCCTCCTGAATCACGAGAAAGCTGATGAGCTCGAAATCATTTAGCCCTGAGATAGTGTCGGTCAGTGCCGTGGTCTTGCCAGAGGAAAATAGGCTGTCTAAATCTTTTTCGTCCTTCACTTCAATCATCGAACGAATTGATTTCCCCAGCAGATCTGAGTACATCTGCATCCTGCGGCCATCACCCGTTTCCTGATTGAAGAGCTGGCACACATCGGCATTTGGTATGTCCTGGCCTTTGCAGCATGTGCGCACCAGGTCAAGCAGGTGCTTGACCTCGGTGTGGTCGTGGATGACGTTGCCCTCGCGGCTGATGTAGACGAGGTAGAACGGGTGTAGGCGGTTGTGCTGGTTTAGGCTGATCCCTGCATTGCGATTGCGCAGCGTGAAGATGGCACCTGGCAGCAGCCCCATCTCAGGTCTGGCGGAAACAACGGCGTGCATGCCGTTAGGAACATTGCTTACTTCTCCGTGAGCTTTGACGTAGTTGAGCAAGTCCATACGAAAGTCATTCAAGCCCAAGTCAGTGATCGAGACCCCAGTCTTCAAATCCTCTAACTCGATGACTTCTTCCTGCAGACGACGCAGTTGTTCTTTGCGGTACGACACGTCATTCGCTTGCGCAGACAATACGTTGTCGTCTCCAGTTGCCGTGACGTCGGCGATCATCATCCGACTCTCGACGCGTTCCTTGAGATTGATGTACTCGTCAAGCGAAATATCGGGCCAATAGTTGACAAGCTGAATGCTGCTGTTGGGCGAGCCGATGCGATCCACCCGACCAAAGCGCTGGATGATGCGTACCGGATTCCAGTGGATGTCGTAGTTAATCAGATAATCGCAGTCCTGCAGGTTTTGGCCTTCGGAGATGCAGTCGGTGCCTATCAGTAGATCCACCTCGTGCGGCTCGTCAGGCAGTATCACAGCCTTCTCTTTAGAGCGGGGGGAGAACAGTGTGAGTAGTTCTTGGAAGTCGTAGTTTCGCTTCTGTTTTTTGTTCTTGATGGTTGACTGCGGCGCTCCCTTGCCAGTGACCTTTGCGCTGTGGATGGCGAGTTTGGCTAGTAACTCCGGCGCAAGGTTTGCGTATAGGTAATCTGCGGTGTCCGCAAATGCAGTGAAGATCAGCACCTTTCTGTTGCCAGGGTTGATCGGTTTCTCAATCTTTTCGAGCAGTTGCGCTTTGAGGTGTTGCAGCTTTGCGTCATCCTGCGGCGTGATCTTGTTCATTGAAGCCAACAGAGCATCGATGACTTGTAAGTCCACCTTGAGTTCATGCTCCCAGGACGGCAAGTCCATGTCGGCGAGGCTGATTTTGATCTTGTTGCCAATCTCGCCGCTCTCGTCGCTGCGCATCGAGAGATCATCATCCTCGGCATCCAGCCCCTCCAGCACTTCGGTGAGATCGTCTACCGTGGATATGTCGCCTGATTGATTGAACGCGGCAATCTTTGCAAGTGTGGATTCGTTGTTGGCGCGCAGCGATTGCAGCGTGAGCCGGAACGACTGTACCGAGCTTTCAAGGCGCTTGAGCAGGTTAACCGTCATCAGGGCCTGCAAGCTTTTTTCGCGGTCGGCTTGGCGTAGGGTTCCTTTCCCACCAACCTTGGTGTCGTAAATTTCCTCGTACTTCTTAAGACGACTGGGCAGTATGTAGCTGATGGGCGCATATACAGCCAGCTTGAGCATGGAGAGCTGCTCGAAGATTTCGTTGAAGCCCAGTACGTCCGACCGCTCAGTTAGCGGACAGTGGAACGACAGCGGCTTTCGGCGCTCTGGAAATTGGCCTATGTCTTTGGTGTCATAGAAGGTCTGGATGTGCTTACGAGAACGTGCGATGGTGACGCTGTCAAGCAGTTCGAAGAAGTCGAAGTCTAGCGAGTCAAGGATTGCTCGCGCGGTACGTTCTTCTGGGGGTAGCTTCGACCAGGCATTGAAGGCTGCTTGTGCGCCCCGAAAAATCTCTTCAACGCTCCTGTCTGTGCGCAGCTTCTTTGTGAGGTTTTCGGAGTCGCCCTCATAGGCCAGGGCAAGCTGGTTACGCAAATCAGTAAAGCGGTTGTTGACTGGGGTGGCCGACAACATCAGAACCTTAGTCTTGACGCCTTCCTGGATCACCTTGCGCATTAGCTTTTGGTAACGCGTTTCCTTGTCCTTGTAGGCATCGTTGTTGCGGAAGTTGTGCGACTCGTCTATGACTACCAGGTCGTAGTTGCCCCAGTTGATCCGGTTAAGCGGTGTACCGAAGGACTCGCCACTGGTGCGGGAGAGATCTGTGTGGCAAAGGACGTCGTAGTTGAACCGGTCGCGGGCGAAGATATTAGTCTTGAGGTTGCGGTTGTAATTGAGCCAGTTGTCCGCCAGTTTCTTGGGGCAGAGTACAAGCACCGAGCGGTTGCGCAATTCGTAATACTTGACGACGGCAAGTGCTGTAAAGGTTTTGCCCAAGCCGACACTGTCCGCAAGGATGCAACCACTGTAGGTTTCCAGCTTGTTGATGATCCCGGTGGCGGCATCTTTTTGGTAATTGAAGAGCTTGTTCCAGATCAGAGTGTCCTGGTAACCGGTGCGGTCGTTGGGTAGGACGTCTTCGTTGATGTCGTCGAGAAACTCGTTGAAGATGTTGTAGAGCATTAAGAAGTAGATGCTCTCGGGGGAGTTTTCCTGGTAGACCGAGGTGATGTGTTCGCAAATCTGCTCCGTTACATCCTCCAGCTTCTCCGAGTCGTTCCAGATCTGATTGAACAGGCTCAGGTAGGTGGCCGCAAAGGGAGCCTCATCCATTTTGTTGACGAGGTTGGAGACTGCATTGCCTTGTTGGTATCCGAGATCGACAGCGGTGAACCCGTGCAGAGGCATGTAAGCGGTGTCGGTTCCGTTTGCTTGGACGCAGGCGAACTGCTGCATCGGCGCTTTGGTGCGATTGCTTCGGAACTTGGCCTTTCTGCGTATCCAGTCGGCACACTCTTTGGCCACTGCCCGCTGGGTGAGCTTGTTGCGAAGCTGGATTTCAAATTCACTGCCGTAGAGACTTCGCTCGCGATCCAGCTTAGGTATGTGGAATTCCTTACGTTCCTTACGTATCTTGTCAGTGACTTCGTTGGCGACAAAGGTGGGTGAGGTAAATACGAAGTTCAGTTCGTCGATTTTCTCCAGCTCGGTTTTTAACGCCTCAAAGGCGTACATCGAAAAGCACGAAGCTGCGACCTTCAAGCGCGCACCTGGTGTGAGGGTTTGCTTGAGATCGTCACCTAGCAAACGGCTGATGTTGTCGAGTAGTTCCATCAGTCACTTGCCCTTGCATCTTTGTTTGTTAGATTGGCAGCAATCCACTCGTCCAGATCGCTTCGGCGGAAACGCCATGTGCCGCCTAGCTTGAAAGCCGGTAGCTTGCCTTCGGCTGCAAGGCGATAGACGGTGCGCTTGCCCGCCTTCAAGTAGACGGCCACCTCGTCCAAGGTCAAGATTTCAATATCAGAGTCCGCCATCTTTTGCCGATTATGTAAGGTGATTGCCAAGACTTGCCAATACTACCGTATCGGAGTGAGAATTGGTACAAATATTTCCATTAGGGTCGAAATACTTCCGATTTTTCCACCTCGAATGAGGTAGAATTACCGGAAGTAACCTATGGAGGTGTTTCATATGCGGCAAGTAGTTCACCATGAAGTTGTAAGTGTCCAGTCTCGCTTGGCTGAGTTGGGGTTGGATGAAGCTGATTTGCGTGATGCGGTCATGCAAGGCATGCTCGCTCGAAGCGAATGCACACCCAATGATCCACCCCTAACGCCGGGATTCAACTCATGGTCACGAACAGTTAGAGCCTTGCGTGAAAAGTTGATCCCCAAACACTGGACGCGTTCAGATGAAGGCAACTATCCATTGGTAGTTAATCCCGCAGGGAACTTGGCAATTGCAGTGGCAACTGGAGATGATTGCACTGCCATTGCAACCTCGAACCCAATGACTAAGTCTCCTAAGGGACCGCGAACACAAAGCGCGATTGAAGTAAATCAGTATCAGAGCTCTTTGTTTGAAGGGTTCCCAGATTTTGAAGTGCCTGCGACTCCTCACAATGATCGAGTCACCTGGATCTTGTTGCAGCACTATGACCAACGAAAGAAAGAAGTCCGTTTTGAGTTGTCGCGTCCGTCTAGTTACGCTGGAAAAATTGACGGTTGGAGTGAGCGAATTATTTTGAATGGCTTGCCGTTTGACCCGGCCTTGGTGATCCCTGTCCCAATAGTTCCAAATCTGCCGGATATCGATATTCCATTGATTCGACGTGCTTAACGGATAGGGCTATGTTCAATCCAACGCGTTTAACTTTCGCCAGAAAGCGGCGAGGGTTCACCATGACACGACTGGCTGATGAGGTCGGCGTAGAGATGCGATCGATCTCTGGTTTTGAAAAACTGGAGTACAAACCTTCAGAGGACACTGTCCAGCGTATTGCAAAAGCATTGCGTTTTCCTCTGGAGTTTTTCTATCAAGAAGAAGAACTGCAAACCATTGATAGTGGTGCTGCGAGTTTCCGTTCGCTCTCAAAAATGTCTGCAGCGCAGCGCGATATGGCCTTGTATTCAGGTGCGTTAACAATCACGCTGAATCAAGCAATTGAAAGACGATTCGAGCTCCCTGTTTCAAACTTGCCGGATCTGAGAGATTCCGACCCCGAGGCGGCGGCTGCAAGTCTGCGCCGCCACTGGGGCATCGGGGAATTGCCCATTAAGAACATGATTCATTTGCTTGAAGCAAATGGTGTTCGTGTTTTTTCGTTGGCAATCGATGCAGCTGAGGTTGACGCATTTTCAATGTGGCGTGAACAAAAGCCATTTGTTTTTTTAAACACACTTAAAAATACTGAGCGCAGCCGATTTGATGCTGCGCATGAACTTGGCCATCTCGTGATGCATCGCCACGGCTCTCCGAATGGAGGGCAAGAAATCGAAAGAGCTGCAAATGATTTTGCAGCAGCTTTCCTGATGCCATCCGGAAGTGTCCTAGGCTATGCGCCAAAATTCATATCGATCGATGTGCTGCTCCAACTCAAAAAGATATGGGGAGTGTCGATTTCGGCACTGACCTATCGAATGCACAAACTCGGGCTATTGACGGAATGGCAGTACCGCGAGCTTTTTGTGCAAATTAGTCGACGAGGCTACCGTAAGTCTGAGCCCGAGAGTTTGCCGCGTGAAACATCGCAGATCCTGGGAAAAGTCTTTACGGCATTACGAAAAGAAGGTGTTGCGAAATCCGATATTGCAGCCGAGTTGCATGTGGCTGATGAAGAGCTTGATGAAATGGTCTTTGGTCTTGTTTTGAACGCAGTGAAAAAAGGTGCGGGCCAAGAAACAAAGCCAGCGCGAGCCAAGCCTGATCTACATCTTGTGAGCTGATTAAGCGGGAAGCAACATGCTCACAAAGGTCCATACTCCGTGAGTAAAGATCTGGGTGATCAGGACCTTAAAGTACTCTGGAGGCAGGGGCGGGTCCCAACCATCTTTAAGCCCAACAAGCCTTTGCCCGTGTTGGTCAAACTTCCATTTGCTGAAGGAAATCTGGAGTGGCTCCGAGATGGACGTAAGTCAAAGCCAAAGTGGAACTCTAGGTACAAGGCTTGGGAAATTCCAACTGCATGGTTTGACAGTGTGATCAAGTTAGCCTTGCGAAGGTTCAACGAGACTTACGTAATTCAGCTGTATAAAGAACAACAAAAATGTGCTCCAGCCTGTTGGAACGCGCAAGGGTTTCACTGCGAATGTTCGTGCATGGGCGAAAATCATGGCGGTGGTGATCCTGGTGGTAATTGGTACGAAGTGTCCGAGACTTACGCCGTGTCCTGGGGTGTGCAGCGGTATTCATGTCGCCACCTTCGGAAAAAGCTGAATTAGCCTGTTTGAAGAGGAATCGCATGACATTTGATTTGTTCCCAGATGATGAGAATGATCTGCCGATGTTGGTTGTTCGTATTCATATCCAAAAACAAGTAATCCAGCACTATCAAGAGATGCGGCTTCAGCACTGTGTGGAAAAAGAAGCTCAAGAGCTGGATCAGTTGGAAAAAAAGCTAACGTGGTTATCATTGAAAATTAAGTGAGGCGTGTCGCCCGGCCATGCCTTTAACGCCTGGGAATGGGTCTTTTGTTCAGCTGTGCCGGTAACTCTCACGGGCATCAAATCTGTTTGTTGCCGCGAAATGAGCGAAATCAGCGAAATGTGTTTCGCCACAATGGTTTAGACATGGTCAAGCCTGGCGAAATGAGCGAAATCAGGTCGATGCTCCTGGCGCAAGCAAGCGGTAGAACCGCGTTGGTGAGCCGGGGGTGTCAGTGGGTCGTTGCTGCCACTCGACGCAGATTTTCGGTGGAGTTGTTGAGAGCAGGTAATCCAGGCACGAATCAATCTGTGCCTTGGATGATTTGCCTTTGAAGCAGTCAGAGCTGATTTCACTTCTGGAGGCTTTGCCATGCGCCTGCAGATAGCTCAGCAGCCTTTGCGCGAGGTGCAGCGCATGCGACATCCTTGCCTCGTCAGTGGCGCTCACAAAAACGTATCGCACTGATTCCATTGCATACCGGATCCAAGCTGCGGCGGCTTCGATGTGTGTCACGTTGATCTGCGTTTGCAGATCAGACAGAGCAAAGATCATTGCCATGCGCAAAAGCATCGGGGCACGTCTTTCGAGCATTGCACTGATCAATTCGCTACCAGGATCATCTGATAGCTCAGAACGGTAAAGGTGTGAGTACAGCCAATGGGCTTGTGGTGCGAGCTCCATTCGAATGCGGTCGCTGCGTTCGTGATTGTCTGCACCGACAAATTGCAGGATCTGACAAACACGATGTGCCAACTCGTCAACCACGGATTGCGAGGTGGCCTTCGGGAAAGGCAGTATTCGGCTTCGTTCGGCCCATATCATCATGAAGCGATTGGCAAACCCGTTAGTCAATTCCCGTGAGTTCATCAGCGAGGTCAGTTCACTCGGGGATATTGCTCCGCTGAGGCAAACGTGTGGATGGCTCGCATAAAGCCGATTTGATTTGGTCGCTGGCTTCAGGCACACGCCATCCCAACAGTCACGCAGGGCAGCAGACAGCGTGTTGCCTTCCCGTCGGCCTTGATGCAGCACATTGGCGAACTCCGATTCAACAACCCATAGGCGCTTATCTTCTATCGGGGGAACATCGTTCTTTCCCTGCTGGTAGCCGTCGTGCATCAGCGCCACCAATCCTTCGCGACTGGACAGTCCGCCTCGGTGAATTTGCGGTGCCAGTGTCGGTTCGATCCCTCTAAGTGCTTGATCAAGACGCAGAACCAATGACAGAGCGTCACCCTTGCGCCCGCGTCCAGATCTTCCAATATGCAGAAGAAAAAGGCGGGGATGGTGCCAGGTATTTCCGATGGGTAAGTACACCCCACGGCCAATCGCGCAGGACAAATATGTCATGAAGTTTGCGGCTACGGCGTAGGGATTGGTCTCGGTTTCGTCGCCGCCTACTCGTCCAATTTCACCGACTAATCCATAGAGGCAGGCTGGATCTGGTTGCGGTGAATTTCTGTGGACATCAATGTCGATGGAGTCATCCATGAGAGGCTTTGCAAGACCGTTGGTCTGGCCAGCCGTTTTCGAGGCCTGCTGCATTACAGATGCCGCTCATTTGTCTAATGCCACTGTTCTCACAATGTGCTCGAACTCAACAAGCACATCGGGATGGTTGTGGGAAAGGTATCGAATGACGGCTTCGTTATCCAGCAGCTTGACGAGGTAGCCCTTTGCCAAGACAAGATTTAACACATCTTGCCCGTAGGTCTGTTCAACCAGTTTGAACTGACCCTGTATATTGCCCATCTCCCTTTCCATCTTGGCCATTTGTTCTGGCGTCAGGCCACCGATCTTCTTGGGCTTGACCTCATCAACCAGCAAATGGCTTGGTGTTGCTGCCAGCAAAGCCTGCGCGTAGGAGACGGTGATGTTGTTGGTTGCCACCATCAGCTCTACGCACTCAACCTGCCGAGTTGGTTTGAGTTTTCGGATGACTGCCCCAACGTTGGCCGAAAACTGCTGGTCCTTAAGCAGCTCTGCTGCCTCAGCGCAGACGCCATCAAGAAGGTTCATTTTCTTGATGATGTGGCTGATGTCCACGCTCAGGGCCTGCGCCAGGCGAGCTGGTGTGACGCCGCGTTCCACAGCACGACGGATCATGAAGTGCTCTTGGATGGTGGACAGCCGATTGATTCGATTGTTGTAGGTATAGGTTTCATCGTCGGTCGCCACCAGGCAAGGGGCATCTTTGAAACCGATCTGCTTCATGGCAAATAGCCGAATGTGGCCATCAAGCAAAACATGCATGCCAGTGGTTTTGTCTGGCTTGCCTATGGTCAACGGCTCAATCAGACCGACGGCATCAATGGACGACTGAATTTGCTTGAATTTTCTGGAGGTGAGCAGACCTTCTGGAACTTTCCGCGAAGGCAATAGCAAGTCCAGTGAAATCGTCAACGGATCCGGAACGAAGCCAAGGGGCATTTGTGTCATGCTGCATGTCCTCCGTGCCAAACGCGTTCGGCCAGGTATTTCGGCAGCGTGTCCAGACCTTCCGCTCGTAGCAGATTGGTGAAGTTTTCGTTGGCCAGCAGCTGGCGCATTGCTTCGACAACAAAGAGAAGTCGCTGCTGAGCAAACTCCGCCTTCTTCACCATCAGTTTTTGCCGCTCAACTTCCTTCTGGTAATTGCGAATCAGACTGGATGAGGTCACCTCTTCAGCGGCTTTGCGAGGCGTGCCTCGAGCGATGGAGCGGCCAAGGGTCCTTCTGCGTTCGATCACACGGCGCGCCTGGATGAGTTGCTTGCCCCGCAGCTTCCCCGACTCATAGGCTTCTTGCATCGCTGCCTGAATCTCTTTGTCATTGCCAGCCCCTGCAATGGAGAGCGCCGCGTTCAATGGAATGCGGCCACTTTCAACAGCAACCAGCAATCGCTCTTCTCCATTTTTCAGTAATTGCAGGATGCCGTTCACATAGTCGACACTCAGGCCCGTTTTTTCGGCGATCGATTTTTTGTCATACCCTTGATCTCTGAGTTGCTCAATGCCCATGAGCAATTCGAGAGGGCGGCACTGCCTACGCGCAATGTTTTCTGCCAAGCTCATGATGAAGGCATCTTCATCACTGACATTGACAACCATGGCCGGGATCAAGGCTTCACCTAAGGTCTTGAACGCTTTGAGCCGCCCCTCGCCACAAATGAGTAAGTATTTCCCTTGGCCACTCTCATCTGTTCTGGGGGTGACGGTGATTGGTTTTTTCAGACCGATGGATTTGATGTTGCCTACGATCTCGTCGAAGACCTTGTTGTTTCGCTCTCTGGGGTTCAAGACCTCAATGCGATCGACAGGAATCATCTGAAGATCTGCAGCCGAATGTTCCAAGCTCATGCTGCCCTCCTGATTCGACTGCGTTCTGCCATGCCGTACAGGTAGTCCAGGTTGTCAAAGCGATAGCTTTCATACTCAAGACCGTTGTGATCTGCCAGACTGACGCGAGCTTGGCCAAAATCCAGTCGTGGCAGCAGGTAGTAGTCCAGTGGAGCCTGGTTGGTCTCATCCAGCCGCACGGCCACGGTAATGTCGGGAGCCAGGCCAGTGTCAAACCGAACCTTCCAGCGCCTTCGCCCGTTTTCATGGAGCTGGCAACGTGACAAGACCAGTGATGCGGTGAACTCTTGGTTCACATTCAGCATGTCGGTTGCTGGATCCCGCTGCACTGTGCCACCCAGGTCTGCAATCATCCGTTCGGTGTGAGCAATGATGTCCGGATGCAAGCGCCGCAGGTACTGATTGATCTCAAGGAAGCGGTAATCTCGATCCGGGGTGTAGCCCACCGCCTGGTAGGCACGAATCAGGCTTCCGAATCGGTGTATGTATGCAGACGCCGATGGCATGCCTTCTGTCTCGTCAATGATCAGCCCCGATAAGTAGCCTCGGTTCTGATAGAGATTTCGCAGCTTCTCGATCAACTCTTCGTTGCTGTACCGGTGCGCTCTGGCTCGGAGAATTCCCTGTGCGGTGTAGAAAACTTCCGGTGGCACGATGCCCTCGAACGCCCCCTCTTTCTTGATCCACATGTCTGGTTCATTCGAGACGCGATGCTTCTTGAGCTTGAAGGAGATGCGGTTGTAGACGTTATTGCCGATGTACTTCTCGTTGGTCAGTACCTCGCGTACTGTTGCACGAGTCCAGTCCCGCTCCAGATCAGTTTGAATGCCCATGGTGTTGAGCCGTTGGGCAATTTCAAATTCCCGCAACCCATCGTCAATGAACCAGCGATAGATCATGTTGACGTTCTGAATTTCGGGGTCTGGCCCTGGCATCAAGATGACCCGGTCGGTTTGCAAGCTCTTGTGCTCACCTCGCGAGAGCTCACCTTTGACGGATCCAGTTTGATCAATCAGGACGCGTCGCAGACCATACCCGGCGGGGCCACCTTGGCGGTATCCGAGCTCGATGAGTCGGCACTGGCCTGCGAAAACCTTCGCCGACAGTTCTCGGCTGTACTCACCAGCCATGGCACGTTTGACACCCTTAACGATGGTGGACACCGGCGAGCCGTCGTTTTCGAACTGCTCCGCAACGTACACCACATGGATGTTTTTGCGCTTGCAGATGTATTCGTAATACGCGCTTTCATCCGCGTCCTGGAATCGTCCCCACCGGCTGACGTCATAAACGAGCACGAGGTTGAAGTCGGCCTGACCTGACTCGACATCATGGATGAGTTGCTGCAATGCCAGTCGCCCACCGATGTTCAGGCCGCTCTTACCCTCGTCGGCATAAGTGCGCACGATCGCAATATTGCGCCGGGCCGCATACTCACGGATCTTGTCTGCCTGGTTTTCCGTTGAGTACTGTTGATGTTCAGTGGACATCCGAACGTATTCGGCTGCTTTGACGTTGCTAGGTTGGTCCGTTGCATCGTGGATGGACTCTTCTGACTGCAT